TCCTGAATCATCATCGACACAATCGCCATATCAGCGGCATTCGTCGAAATTGTAAACCCGGTCAACATGCCGAACTGATCAACCGCCTCGGGAGCCAGCACCGAATATCCCACGCCGCTGGAAAGCCATTGAATCGGTTGTCCCAGGTTATTCAGCCACGTCACCACGGCTCCGAGATTGTTAACCCACTCGACAGCATTGGGAGTGGTTGTAACGGCGTTCAGATTCGAACTTACTTCGTTGTCGATAGAAATATTAAGCGTGGGAGACAGATTACTATAATACTGAACGATGCCCCACAACCGGGTCACCCATTTCGTAAACTGGTATCCGCCCGGCTTGTCCCACAGCTTGGTCTGGGCTGTCTTCCTGAAGTTGACCGACGGCTGGGCGAACAACTGATAGACCGACCCGCCGTCAGTACCGTAGCAAGTCAGAACCGAATTGATCTCCTGATGCTGGATGTAGATCAGCGGGACATCCTGCTCGGATGCCCACCATATCTTGCTATTCCAGATCAGCAGCTTGTTGACCTGCTGGCCCTTCACCGGATCGATGATCGGCAAAAGCAGCATCCAGCACTTCTTGCCGAAGATAATCGCCTTGCCCGCCGATGGATTGATATTACCGAAATTCGGCACGGTATTATAGATGCCATCCAGCATATCGCTGATCTTGGTCACCGCGCCGCCATAGGAGACGTGAGCGCCGAACGCATTGGCGAACAAAATGTTGCGGCTGAACACATCGACCGATGCCGGCCATGGCGAGCCGACTTCCGGGTCGGCATTCTGGTTGGTGAACGTCGTCACCGGCGGCGAGCCGGACGTATTGACTCCCGAGATGTAATTGACGCTGGAATCACCGATCAGATACAGGAAGCCGTTGGTTTGCTTGAGCTGGATATAAGCGACGCGCAGGAAGCTGTCGCTCGAAGTGAAGTTACCGCCGCCATTGCCCGACGAGAAATCGGTAACCGAGCCGGGCACGCTGAAAGTGATCGTCGGTCCGTTGGTGATCCACACACGCCCGGCATACACCTCGATCGCCGTACCGCTGATCGCGAGGGGTAAAGTCGTAACCGGTGCTGAATTCGGAAATCCGTTACCCGGACTGTAGAACGTCGTGCCATCCCAGATGAAATAGCCATTGGTCTGCTGGGCAACGATCAGGACGTACTTGGCGCCGTACTGGGTGAGCCCCATGTTTACCCGGACCGGGTTGTGAATCGTTCCGTCGGGAGCGATCGACGAATAAGATCCGGTATTGGTGTTGACCGCATAAATTTCGCCGGTGTTGACCACCACCAGCATGTAGGGCGTGGTACCGATGTTGAAGAAGTCGAAAAAAACCACGCGGTCGTTGTCGGGCGGCGTGAATAGCGCCGGAGCGACCCCCCACATCGTTCGCAGATTCCGGCCGGGACCAAGCGGCATGAAGCCGTCGAGCCACGCGGCCTGCTTGTCGTCGACGCCCGGACGCAGCGTCGCAGTGTTGATGCCTTCGAAGGCCTCGAAGATCAGCGGGTCGGGCGGACCGGCGGGAGTATATGGCGTCGGTTGATCGGCTTGGGGTTGGGAGGATTCGATCATCAGGGCCGGCCGTATGGATTCACTGCTCGGCTAACTCGAGCGTGTTGTGAATATCCTAGGGTCATTTTATCGAACTGCTGTTCGAAGAACTTAGCTGCGTTGTAATTTTGCAATTCAACCATCGCCAACTGAGCGGCCATGTACGGAACAGCATCGGTCCACGGCAGCGGGATCGCCTCGGGCACCGAGTTGTCGAGCGTCATGTCGGACGGCAGGCAGAAGCAGTCGTATTCGATCTGATACAATTGCGAAGGCGGCGGGTAGAAATAGAAGCTGCCGCCGGTGCCCTGTCCGTATTGCGAGCCGAAGCTGGGCACATATTGATAGGTGCCGGTCGAATACTGGCGCACCTGCGCCTGATAAACCGAGAAGGCGATCATCGGCAGGCTGTAGCGGTACTGGGCATAGATCACCGACGCGCTTTTAATAGCGTAGACACTATCGACGCCGGGCCAGTTGCCGACGTAGATGTCGCTGAAATTGTAAACCTCCTGCCCTGGGTTGAGCGTATTGATCGGCGACACCGCAACGGTTGCAGTTGCCCCGATGCCAGGTCCGGTCGCATCCGTGATCGTGATGATCGGCTGGAAATAACCGTCGCCGCCGTCGTTGATGTCGATGCCCGTGATCACGCCGCCATTGAGCGAGACGCCACAGGTCGCCTGCCTTCCATTCGGCGATGGCAGCGTACCGCTCGGCCAGTCGGGCGTCGTGATGGTCGCGATCGGGTTGACATAGCCGCTGCCGCCCGCGGTCACCTGCACCGACACACACTGCCCGGAGATCGGCGTCAGGCGACGAATGCATTGCGTGCGCGCCGCCACCTCGCGGCGGGCGCGGTTGATATATACCAGCAGATCATCCGGGTTCTCGAACTGCTGCTTCTGCTCGCGCAGGAAGCGCTGACACTGTTTTAAATGGGTGAAGGCGTCGACGATCATTGGGCGCCTCCCGCCTTGATGCCCATCTTCTGCGCCTGCGCGGGATCTCCGGCCTGGCTGTACAGCCAGCTGTTGACGCTCGGGTTGGACTGGTTGCGTGCCCGCGACATGAACTCGTTATAATGCCCCTTGTACATCTGCGCGGCATCCGCCATGCGAGCGTTGGTCTGCGCCGACATCAGGGCGAAATAGGCGGCGAAGAACGGCACCGCATCGGTCCAGAAGTACGGCAGTGCCTCGACATCGCTATCGGCCGCCAGTGCCTGCGGATAGCAGACCGTGTTGCAATTGAGCTGGTAGATGTCGTCCGGCAGCGGCGAGACGTAGAACGACCCGCCGTTCACGGTGGTGTTGGCGACGCCGCTCGGAGCCGCGCCCTGACCATATTGCGCCCACTCCTTCGGCGGACCAGGTTGCGGCGCGGCATTGTTGCGGTTGTACAGCGAGAACCATGGCCACGCCCGCGGCGTCATCCACAACTGCCCATTGCCGGCGACGTAATGCATGCTCTGGATGTTGATCACGCCTTGCACGCCGGTAGTTGCGGGCACGCCGACATTGATGCCGGAGAACGGGTAAGACTCCTGACCAACCACAGTCGAGATCGTGCCGTGAACGCGGATGCACTCGCCCTCGCCGGCGACCTGCCCGCGCGCCGTGTTGATGAACCGCGTCAGGTCGGCGTCGGAATACAGGCTGGTGGAATTGCTGCCGGGGAGCTGAAGCAATGACCGGGTCGAGGTGAGATAAGACGTCAGCAAAGCAAGGCACTCCTTTGCCGACTACCTTACACCTTCCTCAGAACGATATAGCTGGGAAGAATAGAACGCTCGGCGTCGATGACGTGGTACGATTGGGAACCATCGGGGCCCTGACAGAGAATGTAGCCGTTGCGCTGCATTGCTCCCTGCTGGGCCCCGACGAAATTGACGTTACCCGCCGATACGACATTGCCGGCCATATCCGTATCGCCAACCTGCAGCACCTTGGCCGCGTTATAACGGGCGTTCGAACTGACGCCCGTCAAACTCTGGCTGAAGGTCTCGGCCATTTACGGTCCCGGCTGGATGATCGCGATATCCGGACGGCTGCCCATGATAGCCGTGAGCCCGGCAACAGTACTCAGCCCGCCTGCCGGAACACCCAAACCTGCGATCGTAGGTGCCGACTCGAACAAACCGCCATCATAAACTGTTGCCGGAGCGCCCACGCTGAGCGATGCCGCGGTAACTGCAATCTGCGCAGGGCGAGGCATGAACGTCAGATAATTCGCATCAGGACCGTTGACGATCGACCCTGCAAGCGGAGCGCCGCCGTAGGTAACAAACCCAACGCCGCCGGTACCATAACCGGTACCCGCGCTGGTAAGGGTTCCCGACACGATGGTCTGCAACACGTTCGCCGTCAGCGAGGCAGGGCCGCTGCCAGCACCGCCGACCGACAGCGTCACCGAACCCAGCGAACCGTTATTGAGCGGAGCGCCATTATTGGTCACCAGCACGCCGGTGATCGCGCCGGCCGAAGCCAGCGAGAACGTCACCGAGGCCTGCGTGATGCCGGTGGCGAGATTCGGATCAAACGGGCTCGGCACCACCACGGCGGTCGGAACCGTCGGGTAGCCGGCGCCGGGATTGGTGATGCTGACCGAGGAGATCGACCCGCCGGAGCCGATCACTGCGATCGCCGTGGCCTGGATACCGCCAACGCCGTTCGCATTGACGTTCGCCGGGGGCGGCGGCGGGATCATGATGATCGGGGGCACACCATAACCGGCGCCCTTGGTCGGAACGTCGATGGTGAACGTGCCGGTGAGGCCGAGCGCGCCGCCGACGATCGGAAGCAGGGTCGGAGACGCACCGTTGCCGAAAGTACCGATCGCCGTGATGGTCGTGGTAGCCTGCACGTAGCTGGTGCCGCCGTTGATGATCGATGCCGAAACGATGCAACCGGTCAGGTTGGCGATGCGCTGGGTGAATCCGTCGGCCGTGACGAAAATCTGCCCGCGGGTCCATGCCGCGCCGGCCGACATCGTCCAGGTGTTGGTGACCGGATCCAGGAACTGCAGGACATTGTACATCCCGAGAGTGATGATCCAGTCGCCGGCCGGCAGCACGAACGAATCGCCGGGCGCGAGGCCAAGGCGGTTGCTCGAAGCATCAGCCGGAGCGTTATTCAACTGACTAGGATACAAATTTTGGGCCGGGGGCAGCCCTTGACCGGGTCCAGCTAAAGGCACGGGCATATTAGATTCTCCTTGCCGTCATCAGATTTTGAGGGTATATTTCGAGGTATGAACATAACCTCAAAACCGTGCTTACAGTGCTCCGAACCGATCGGGGCAGATAGAAAGAAATTCTGCTCTCAGAAATGCGCCATGAAGTGGCACAACCATCGAGTACCTTGGTCCGAAAAACCGGGCCGAAATGCTGCCAACCTGCGTGCGAAAGAACGCTACTGGCAAGATCCCGAAGTAGCACGCGCCAAGGCAAGGAAGTGGCGCGAGCTAAACCCCGATTCTCATAAGATACACATTCATCGCGCCAAACAGAAAAACGCAGCCGCGATAAAAGACCAGAACGCTGAGTGGCGCGAAAGAAATCGCGAAAATCTTCGAGAGCGCGCACAAATATTTCACTACCAGACGCGCGAAAAGACGCCTTGGAAACATATCCTTCGAAGCCGTTTCCGAGACGCGCTGAAACGCGGCATACCGTTCGAGCTAACCCCCGAGTGGGCTGCGGCGCGGTGGACAGGGTACTGTGAAATGTCCGGTATCCCATTTGATCTCACTAGAACTGTTGTAGGCTTCTATTCTCCGAGTATCGATAAAATCGAACCCGAAAAAGGATACTTGCCTGACAACTGTCGCTTCGTGCTTTTCTCCGTTAACGGGTTCAAAAGTGTTGGAACCGATTCCGATGTACTTCGCGTTGCTAAGGCCCTGCTAGATACTGCAAAACTAAAAAGCTGCCCCGGCCAAGTTGTAGCCATAGAAACCGCTGACTGACTTGGCGGTCAGAATATCGTAACCGACCACCACGACGCCCTGCTGGCCGATCTGGCCGAGCGGAACGAGCGAATAGAAGCCGGAGAAGTCGAACGCCGCGTCTTCCGACATGTACATTGACGTGTACTTGACGTTGACGCCGAAGCAGCTTCCCTTCGGACAAAAGTGATCCGCGAAAATCGGGATGCCGGACACCACGAGGTTCGGGAAGGACGATCGCACCGCGGTGTCCATCGTGTAGGTCGAACCCGGCGGTGGGTTGATCTGCTCGATCGAGATGAAGGTGTTGTTGAGCGTGGCGTAATCGCCCGGATTCATCACCACGTAAGTCGGCGCTTCACCGCCCGCCGCGTCGGTGACGCCGGCCAGCAAGGTAGCCATGCCTGCCCGAGTGAAGCCCGCGGTACCCTGCGAGTAGGTGCCGGAGTTCAGGTTGATGTACTGGCCCTTGAAGGCCGAGTTGCCCTGCGCGTTGCGGTTGATGCCGCCGTAGGTCGGCACGTTGGTGCCATCATCGAAGGCGTTGTAGAATGAGTCGGGCAGCAGCGGGTTCGCCGAGTTGTTGGTGAACATCAGCCGCGCCATATTCTGGCGGGTGACCGCGTAGACGTCATTCATGCGGGTCTTGAGCAGACTGACCTCGCGGTCGGTCGCCTGGATCACCGTTTCGCCGAACGGCAGCGGGACCGGGACCACCCAGTAGGCCAAATTCCATTGGCCGTTCTGGATGCCGGGGGTGATAACGGGGGAATTGAATCCTCCACCGTACCCGGTCCATTGACCTTGGACCATGGAATTTCCTTGCAACGGTATAGTGACCTGATTCAGGCCGCCGGCAGCGCGCTGCGAATTGCCCAGCATGTAAAATAGACATGGACTACCGAAATAAAGCTGGACAAAGAGCTTCGGAACGAATGCCCTTCGAGTCACAGCCGATAATTCGGTGTATAATGAGCCTGCGGCGGGGGCGACGCCTAAACCGGGAAGGGGCATCTCAGTCTCCTATTTAGCGACGTGCGCCGCGAAGTTCCATGAGCGTTTCATTCGCCATCCGCCCAACGATGGCATCGGCAACCGAACCATCGCCCTTGTTGGCGATCAGGTCGGCGATGGCCTTGTCGGTGCCAGGCGCCGAGGTGTCAGTGAAATTCCACTTGTCGCCGGTGATGCCGGACGGGGTCGCGGGCATCTGCGGGGGATTGGCGCGCTCGAAAATGGCAACGGCATCGTCCACGTCGATGAGACCCTTGGTCTCCATCAGCTTGCGGACGGCTTCGACGCCCTCATCGGTGTAGTGGCCCTGAGACTTGAGGCGGGCGAAGGCGGCTTCCTGCTTGCCAGCGATCGCGGCCAGGGTCTGCTCGCGCTTCTCGTCCTCACGCTCTTTCTTCAGCGCGGCGACTTCGTCGTTGAACTTCTTCTCGAGCGCGGTGACGGGCGCCAATTGGGCGGCCTCGGCATCAAGCAATGGGGTCGCCGCGTTCGGATCGACCAGTTTCTGGGCCTGCTCCAGCAGGCGACGGGATTCCGGCTTGGCAACCATGCGGGAGGCCACGCCACGCAGCGCGACCATCTGGTTATACTCGGCTTCGTCGACCTCGACTGTCTTCGCCATGGCTTACTTGCTTCCCGTCATGGTGCCGGCGTTCGGAACGTGGCTGATGTTCATGGCCGGCGACTTCTCCTGGCCCGGCAGGTGCGAGGTGCGACCGCCAATGTCGATCTGCTTCATGCTGACCCGGATGATCTGCTCATCGCTCTCGGGGATCGACTTGGCGGAATTCTGGAAGATGTTGACGTTCGACATTGCTGTCTCCTCAGTAGCCGTGTCCGCGGCGGGGACGCTGGACATTGGTGACGCTCATATCCTTGTCGGGAATGTTCATCGCCGGTTCGTAATTCTGATGCATCTGGACCCGGGTCTGCGCGGTGCGCACTACGCCCGGATCGTTCGGACCCGGCATCTCGGTCTTGTTCTCGAAAATGGTGCTTTTCACGCGGCGGCTCCTTGAGCCTGTGGCTGCGCCTGCTTCTGTCGCATCTGCTGCACGGCCTGTGCCTGCTGATTGTTCTGCGCCATGGCGCGCTGCTGGGCTTCGATGGAATTCTTCTGGGCGGCGGGGGTGACCGATCCGGCGGGAACGAACTTGACCAGCTTGTTCAGGCAATCGAGCACTGCTTTACCGACATCCGAACTTGCGCCGACTTGCGGCAGGATCTTTTCCATCTGCTTCACGATGACCCCCAGCTCCTGCAGTCCGGCAGCTTCGTAACCCTTGTTCGGCGTCGCACCGGTGGCCGGTGTTTGTCCGAAGGGGGGTTGCGCAGGCTGTCCGCCCGGTGCTGCAGGAGCTGGGATAGGCATTGCGGAATTACTTCCGGCCCTTGCGGTGCTTGCGCTTGTTGGCGGTGAACATCTGGCGGCCCTTTCCTATCTAGGGGTTGAAGTCATCGCACAACCTTCATGGTCTGTGCCCACACAACCTCGTTTGGAACCGGGCGGAAGGCCAGCGCCGGAATTGACAAAAGTTCATAAGTTGTATAAGTGGTTCATCGGCCTTGGAATTATTTCGAAATAATCATGGGAATTAGCCCGACACAGTCACAACGCCCGTGGTTCACCGCCAAGGAAGCGGCCGACTACATCGGCGTTACCCCGACGACGCTCTACTCCTACATCAAGATGCGAAAAAATCGCCCGCCGGTGTTTCGACTGGCAGGCAAACCAAAAGGCGTGTGGAGATTCCCGCGCGAGGAATTCATAGCGTGGGCCAACGGCTCGCAGAAACAAGGGTGATCGATGTACAGCCTTTCAATCCACTTCGGACCGAACGCGATGGTGTGGGCGCTACTTTTCAAGGAAGAGGAAAAAGCCGAAAAAATTTTCGGTGCTTACGTGGATTTTAAAGCGACTAGTGCGGTCGATGGAATTTTTCTCGGTGCCGACGACTTCGGACAAACCTTCGCTATCCCATTTTCTGAAATTAGTGGCATTATGGTCGAAGACCTCGACCTCGTCGAGGAAGCCCGCATCCTGCGCAGCCTCGCCAACGCGCGAGGGGAAGTGAAGGCGCGAACGCGAGCGATGTCCGACCCGGTACTTCGAGGCGCGCAGCAAGGGCCCGGGGTTATCACGCCGAACTTCCGTCAGTGACGCCCGCCAGCGTGCCCGAGCATCTTCTCGATCGCCTTGTCCTTGCCTTCCGGCGATAGCTGCCCAAGCAGTTTCTCCTGCATCTGCTGACCAGCGGCCTTGCGCTGCTTGAGCGAAGCCTTGGCGGTCTCCTTATCGGGCACCGCGGTGTGATCGATGATGAACTCGCCGTCGACATCGCCGACCTTGCGCAGCGCGAACAGCAGTTGTGTTGCCTCGTCCGCGAAAATCGGGCTCGACGAATGACTGTCAACCGTGACGCGCCAATCCTCGGGCAAATCACTCAACATGAACGACGTATCTTCCATCTTCTCCGGGTCGGTCCAGTATTTCCGATCTTCCTTGGCTTCCATCATCGTCATGGTGAGATCAGCGCATGCCGCCAGTTGCTGCTCGGTCAACAGCGCGCGATCGCGCAGCGTCGGCGAGGCCGTCTTCATCAGCGTTTCCGCATGAGCACCGGCGCGCACGCCGGACTCACCCTTGCCCTGCATGATATCGGGGAATGAACCAAGCGTATTGATCTGCTCCTGTACGTATTTGATGATCGGCAACAACTCGGACGGAAATTTCGGCGTCAGATCCTCGACCTTCGAATTCGGCCCGCCGTTCCAGTACCCGGCCAGGCGAAACTGGGCGTAGGCTTCGTCCGTCATGGTGTTGTCGCCGGAGAACGACAGGATCTTGTCGATCTGCAACCCGATCAGCCGCTTCAGGTCGTCGCACAGCGCCGACAGGAAGCCCTGCGGCTCGATCAGATCGATCAACTCGCTACGTCCCCAGAACCAGTTCACCATCGGGTTAGGCTGGATCAACCGATACGGCTGTACGCGCTCGATCCCCATCAGGTTCGATAGTTTGAACCGCGTGACCAGGATATCGGGCTCGACGATCTGAATGGTCTGATAATCCTCCTCGCCCTTCACCCACAACTCGTGAAACTTCACTGTCGGGGCGCCGTCGGTCGGACTGATGGTCGGATAATTCGGATCGTTACCGAGCTGGACGATGCCGCCCGGCAGCGGACGCGTCGCCGCATTGACGCCGGTGTTGAGCTGCGAGGTCGATAGCACCTGATGGAAAAAGCTGTCCGGCCCAGAGCCGATCGATTGACCCATCTGGCCGTGCACCATGATGCGATCGAGCAACTTGTTCGCGTCAGGGAAGCGCCAGATGCGCTGCCATACCTCGGGGCGGGTCAGGTACGACGTCTCGCACATCGCTTCCTGATTATCGATGTCGCTCTCGCTCTCGCGATAGACGCCGAAATTCCACGGCATCACCAGTTTCTTCTCGTAATAAATCCGCTCCTTGCCGAGGGGACCTTCCGACTTCGGCCACTGCTTCAAGATCGCACAGCCGTACTTCAGACCTTCCTTGACGCCTTGGCCGAACAGCGTGCCGCAGCCGGACCGCTCCCAGTGCCGGGTCAGATGCTTGGCGGCGACCTGCCCGCGCTTGATGACGTCGGGCTTGTAATCGTTGTCGAAGTCGCAGGCGAATTTCAGTTCGATCGGCGAGAACAAATGCGACTGGGTGCGTTCGAGATGCGCGTTCATCATGTTGATGAGCGCCTTGTTGCCGTCGGGACGTCCGGTCTCGGCAATCTGATTCAGCAAACGATAGTAAGCTGCCCGGTTGCCCTGGCTGATCCGGCAGGTCTCGATCAATTCCGTTGCCGCCGGGATCAGTTCCTTCTCGGCTGTCGGGAGAGGGATCATGCTGCTTCCTTAACCCATTGCGCCCAGCCTCCGAGCAATAGTAATCCTCTGTATTCGGCCTCTACTACACAATAGCGCCACGTCCTTAGCCACGGCAAAAAATCAACCAGCAGATCAGGATGATCCCCGGGATAATGCCTAATTATATAACTGAGCAGCAGATCATTCTGCACTTCGGCAATGGGAGACCCGAAAATTGTTGCGTACTCACTCATACAGGCGACCTGTAATTCGGGTTGTTGGTGATCTCAAGCGGCAGCGGAGCACTCCCGATTGGAGCCAGGGCCGCTTGTACCCGATTGCGCGAGCGCAGGCCAGCATGTGGGGCCACACCGGTGTGGGCCTGTGTCGCGAAATTCTGGGCCTCGGCCACACCAAAGCCGGTCGGCATGCCTCGCGCCTGCATCTCGGCCATCCGCTGGGTCACGGGGTTGTTGACTTCTACCGCGGAGAACTCGGCGTCCTTGCGATCGTTGAGGTTGGTGATCTTGAGATTTGACATCTCAGATACCGGGACACCGGCCATCGCGGCGCCGAGTTCAGCCCGCTTCTCCGAGCCGTCCATGATGTCGCGCGCCACCTTGTCGTTGTTTTTCGACTTCTGCGACAGGAAGGCGGGCATCACGACGACGTTGTCGGGCACCCGGTTGTTGATGTCGGCGCTGCAAAGCGGGCAGAAATCCGGCCAGCCCTGCGTGACGTCGTATTTGAACTTTTTCTCGCAGGCGGGACACTTCAAAACTACTGCCATTAGTGATTAAATCCTTGTGCAAACGCCCACAATAGGAACACTAAAAAGGCAAGCACTACTCCCATCCCGCCTACAATCAAGACGAATTTCACAACGTCAAGTACCGTAATTGCATGCTCCATAGTTATCTCCCATACCGCCAAGTATTCTTCATCGCCAGTCGCTGCTGCGCGATCCGGCTCTGCTGCTTCTGGCCCATGAACGCCGACATCATGTTCTGATTGAACATCTGGGTCTGGTCAACCACGCTCCGCATCTTTTTAACCTTCTCAGCCTCGCGCGATCGCTTCTGAACGATCAATTGCCGCCGCATCTTGATCTCCCAGTTATGCGCCGTCAAAGCCGCTGCCAGCGTGCGGTCATCCTTGCCGGCATCGCCGGTGCCGTTGGCCTTGATGGTGTCGCCGTCACGCGCCACTCGCTGCATTTCCCGGATCAACTCCTGCGACCGAATCCGCAGCTGGCCGTTGCCGACCAGCGAGCGCAACTGCTCGAGGATCATGATCTTGTTCTGCTGCTGGGTGTTGTGGGTCGGAATCATGCCCGAGCCTGCCAGGAACAGTCGGGAAGGGCTATCAACACTGAGGCACTTCACCGGAACCGAACCTATTGACTCTACCGAAACGATTCGATGGCGCTTTGACACACTCAGCCGCGGTTTCCATTCGCCTTTGCGTCCCTTCGTTTTTACCGTTGCCTGTTGGCGAGCAGCCTTTCTGCTTAGCCTGAAAACAAGCATGTCGGGGTACCCGGTAAACCAAAACTGATACGCGGGCTTGCATTCAGATTTCTTCCCGCGATAGCTCAATTCAAGATTTCTTACTACAAACTTCGCCTTGATGCCGAGAGATCTCAAAAGTTCTTTGAACCCTTTGGCGAGATCAGGCCGCGTCGTCGTAAATCCGCACTGGCGACTAATATCGATCGACCCGTCCGTATCCATTAAACCTTGCAGCAGCGCCAATCGCTGCTCTTTCGAGGCTCGCAAATACGCTTCTGGAATGTGCTTGTTATCGATCAACCCGCTTGATTTTAACCTGTGTGAAAAATCCGATATTGCACGACTGCATACGGTTCGGGGAGGCGACCCGCGCTTCAGCGTTCCCAGCTGATATCCTGCCATTTCGATGTGGTAAGAGATTTCAAGTAGATCGGCTTCATTGCCAAAAATATAAGGTCGCTTGCTATCCCCATCGCCGAGCCACGCCCCTAACACGTAGGGGTCAATCGGAAGCGACTTCGCAGGTAATTCAAGTGGCTCGGCAACCGCGATCGAATAAGGCTCCCAGCGACGAGGTGACTGAAAACCGTTCATCAAGTCGACTGTTTTTACTAGCGCTCCGTTGTTTACGGGCCAAAGATGCTGATCGTCAGCGACGATCGTTGACCCGTCCTCGAAAGTTATTTCGAAGCATTCGTGGTTTTTCATAACGGGCGAGCAACCCGTGACGCGGCATACTTGCCCTCGGTCGTCAAAAATTTTGTCTCCTACTTTTAGTGCTCCCATTGTAGTCCACCCCGAAGGAGTGGGAATGATTTCGTCGGTAAACAGGCATTTCCAGTGCCATGCGCCACCGCCTCCCATCGAATCGGCGCGGGTGTAGATGTACTGCTTGACGTTCTGAAAGATGTTGCGAATGCCCTGCTCGGCCAGCGGCGCGTAGGAATTCTCGATCTGGAATTTCAGGCCCTGCAACTCGGTCAGCACCGCGCCGCCGGGGCCATTCAATTCGAGAATATACTTGATCTCGGTCAACGGCTCGGAGCCGTACCAGCCCATCACGGCGGCGATCACCCACGCAAAGTGCTTGGTTGAGATCAGCGGGTAGGCGTACTCGGCGACCTGGTCGACGCCATCGGAGTAGCAACGAAAAACCTGGAAGCTCGATCGATCGTTGTTCTCGTTCTCACCAAAGGCCGGATCAATGCCGATCGAATACACTGCCTCGCGTTGCGGCGGCTCCCACACTTTCAGTTCTATGTTCCGCGATGTCTCCGCCGGATAAACCTTAAGATCGCAGAATTCAGTGCCGGGCAAAAACATGTAGGATTTGTATTTGTTGGAAACATGCTTATCCGACTGGTCCTTAAGGCTCTCACCAGAGAAAAATACACTGCCCGTAATCTGGAATGCCTCGTCCTCGTCCCACGGATCTTCCTGTTTCTGGAACTGGTTTGCCTCGAAACCAGCGTCAGTATCACCAGTATCGCGAGAAGCCGGATCGACCAGTCGACGATACCAGGCAAGCTGTTCCTGCGAAATGGCAAAGTCGTAAAGCTCCTTGACCTTATCGATTTTCTTCTGCTCGTCGACAGTCGGCAGCTGCGTACCGTAAAACTCCCAGTCCTTGCTGTCACGCTCGATGCGCTGGCCGTCGTGGCTCCACCAGCCGATAAAAATTGTAACGCAATGATGCTCGTCAGCACGCGCCTCGTGCCACATGTCCATCCAAGCGTTAGGGCCTCTGGCTGTACTTTCCCAAATATACAACCTATCGGGGTGACTGTCCGAAAGCGATCTCCGATACGATACAAGTCCTTCGTCGTTTTCCCAGCTACAAATTTCGGACCCATGACTAAGGGTCAAACCCGCTGAACGTCCTAGCGTGCCCGACGTCTTGGTTTTTTTCACACCCGCTGACTTGAACAAAATTTTAGAATTATTAACGAGCATGAGCCCGTCGCGGTTATCTTTTTTGATGCCTGGAAATTTTAAGCGTTCGGGAAGATCGCCGATCATTGTGACGAGTTCGTCGCGAGCAAGATTCTTGTTTTCATTTGAATCGAAAACAAGCGCGCCGGATAAACCGCGGTGAATGCCTAGATAAAACGCGGACATCGCCCTAGCGATAGTCGTGATTCCTAACTGGCGGCTCTTCAAAACGTAAACGTCGTGCTTATCTTCTTCCAAGCCGTCCATGACTTTTGTGATGAAGTGGCGCTGGCTGTAATACAGATTTTCACCAAGACTAACAAACCCCTTGTTTTTAGAATTGATTCTCGCCTGCTTCAAAAAAGCGTAAAAAGCTGATTCGAACGCTTCGCGCTTCTCTCTGCTCCAGCCAGCCATCAGCGAAGCCTCTGCAAAGGGTCTTGGCCTTTTCGCAAACGACATCTAGCTGAGTAGTAATTGACGCCTGCCTCTTCGCAGGCATCTTTTAGCGAAACCGTTTTGCCTTCGAGCACTATCCGCAGCGTGTTTCGTTTATTGCGGCTCTGCATTTTCTTAGATGCCCACACACAATTGTCCGGCTCGTAGTTGCCGTTCACATCTTCCCGCTCGATAGAATGCTTTGAAGACGGACGCTCCCCCATATCCGCTAGGAAGTTGGAAAACCCCGCTTCGCCAAGCCATCGGGCGCAAACAGTGATTCCTCGGCCTCCGTAGTATGGCCACGTTTTTTCATTCGCGTTGAAGCACCGAGTTTTTATGCCTGTCCAAACGCGACGTTCGGGGGTGTTATATTTTCCATGCGTGATATTTGATTTTAGAAGCGCAGGAGCGATCGCACATCCGCATGATCTAGACTTGCCGGACTTCAAATTGTAGCCGTAAGCGACGGAAGTTTTCCCGCATTCGCATTGACACCGCCAAAGCGAATCGCCGCTAGTCCCCTTCGAGCGCCTGCCGACGAACTCCTCGACAGTCAGCTTTCCGAAAACTTTTCCGGCCAAATCCACGCGAGGATATCTTGTCATAACAGCACATTACGCCGACGACGTGCTCTGCGCAAGGCCATCACTTATCATCCCCCTACTGCACTCGCTTGGGCACTTGTCGATGCATTACTAGCCGGCGTACCCCGCCGGCGTACCGCCGTCCGTCCGGCCCATCCGCCCAACTGGAAGTGCCCGCTATCGGCCCAGCGCCACTGCGCCCCGCTTATCAGCCCGCAGGAATTCGCCAGCGTGATCTCATTGGAAGGCATCGCCGGGCGTGTGACGTTCCGTGCCACTTGGTTCACATCAAGTGCCAAACCTGAATAATGTAAGCTGCCGGGAATATGGCCGCCATGCGCAAACCCGCCCAGGAACTTAACCGGATATCCTTGTTGCTCCAGTTTGTCGATGATGCACTGGAAGGCCGCGACGGCATGAGCAGCCACATGAGCCACTGCGCCCGATTTTGCACTAACCGCTCCAGAGCCGTGCATCGCTCGCAGATCAGGCTGGTGATAGTAGTGTCGGTGGCGGCGATGATGCATGCGACGAACGTGGTGTCTGGCATGATGCATGACGTGCTGCCGTTGAACGTGGTGCGCGTGATGCTTGTAGTGCCGATGCCCGGCTTCGGCCGATGAAAAAAGGGCGAAAAAAATCAACACGGAAAACAGGTACTTCATGAAGTGATGCTCCCGAAGTCAGTGTTTGATGGTGAGAAGGGCTTCGATCCGGTTGGTGGTTGCCTGCACCGCTACCAACTTTTCTTCAAGGCGCGTCAGCCGCTCGCCTTGCGGCGCGATCAAGGCTACCGTCTTTTCCACGATATCAACGCGGGTATTGAACTGGGAAGCATACCAAACGAGCCCGCCGAACTGGGCTATGCCTATGATCAGGCTACCGACCAGCCAAACGACGGGAATGCCCTTGTTAAGGTGCCATTCCCGCTCCAGCTTTGCACTTCCGTTGTCGCTGAACTCGGTCATTCGACGGCTCGATGCGCGTGCCATTCTCACCTACCCCGGTGAAATCAACCGCTTCGATGCCGTCAGGTTCCGGCGTCGGTCGATGCCGCCGCTGCTTCGAACGCCGCATCAACCTGCTGATCGAGAACTTGCAACTGCGCTAGTTGCGCGGCATTGGTCGCCGGCGTCGCGCTCAGCGCCGCGATGATGTTCTTCACCGGTGTGTAGAGCGATGAGATTTCGTCGACGATGAACGGGACGAACTGGGTCAGCGTCTTGATGATCGAGTCGATCAGCGACGCGTTGGCGCTAGACGTCAGTAGCGGGATTAGGTTGGTGATCAGCCCGAGCAGGGCCTGGATGGCAATCGTCATTTCGAAACTCCGGGGTTGGTGGGAATCTGTGTCTGCAATGACGTCACGGTTGCCACTAACGCGTTGTAGATGGCACTTGGCCCGGCAGTGCCGGAAACAATATAAGGCTCAAGCTGATTGCGAGCGATGCGGCCGGCACGCACCGCCGAAACCACGGCCTGCCGGGTATTCAGCGCGCAGTAGGAAGGTGCCGGACTGGCCTGCTTGCAGTACAGCAGGTATTGCGTGGCGCTGGCCTCGCCGGCGTCGAAGGCATTGGCCGCCACGATGATCTGAGTCGGAGAGACTGTGGCGCCGGTGACGACGTCCCATGCGGTTTGCAGGGAGGCACAGGCGCCGAGCGACAAAGCGAGGGGGATAACGAGAAGAAGCTTTTTCATGTCAAGATCCTTTGGCGGTTTCGGTAATGTCTGCCATGGCAGCACGAGTTGGAGCGATCTTGTTGATAGCGGGATCGATCGCCATAGCGGCCAATCCGTCGGTGGCCTGCGAATTGACGGAAACATGCTCGATCCCGGGCATGGCAAGCACATCCTTGACAGTATTAAGCTGGCTGGCCAAGATGACGCCGATGCCGCTGAACATGGTGTTGATCATTCCGAGCACCATGACGATAAGCGATGCTGTATCAGGCCCCCAGATTTTGGTGAAAACCGCAGTGGAAGTCATGAGCGTGTTGAGGATGACGCCGACGATGCCGATCCACTGCTTGCCACTGAGGTTCATGATTAGGATGCTCCTGCGGGTTGCGGCAACCTGTCACATTTAGGATACGGTGTCTAGGGCAGCCTTCCATCGTTTAAGCCACGTCATCCGATCGGAAAGCCCGGTATATCCGCCGTTCAGATGGCGGGTGACCTGCACGACGTTGTCCGCCTTGGCCCATGGCAAACAGCCGCAAAGGATGAAATCGGCCGTCCCGCATTCCAGGAAGTGCTCGGGAGCGTTGACGAGATCGGGGCTGTTGAGCAGGTCGAGGACCAAGCCGTTCTTGGCGAGAAACGCCATCAGTTTTGCGTATCCGGCTCGGCCGGTTGTCTGCGTAGCTCCACGCCCGCGAAACCACCATCCGTCATTGGACTTCGGCAGATTTCCGAGATCGTCGTGCAGTGGTGGCTCATAAATGTAGTTGGCCAGTTTCTGCGGGTTGTGAGCGTATATCCATGCGTTGCCGCTATTGAAATGCGCAGGCCACACGGCAGGAAGTCGCTGTGGTGAGTAATTCAGGTTCTCGACGACTTCCATCCCGGCGCCACACTCGAGGCTGATCTGCGCCATCAGGTGCGCAATCAAAAGGTTCGAATTGAACCCGTATTTAGGAAACACGACGGGCGCCGCCTTGGCGATGCCGTCACGCAGGTCCGGGATCAGGCGATCGCCGTTTGACCAGAGGTTGTAGAGGGTGTTGATGAAAGCCAAGCTATTGTATCCGATGCGCACTAATTGTGCTGTCTTTGCTATTACCAGATCCGTTGAAGTGCATGGTGCCCGTTGTTTGCGAAGCGTCCTTACAACTAATCCTGATATTGCCTGCAGGAGAAGTTATGAAGCCTGACAGAGCAGTATTTATGTAAAGATTCGCAGCGGGCGTGTCATTTCTCGAGCTAGATATAATCGTGGTGCCATCCCAAAGTTTGCAGTCGATGGCATCAATCCCGACCGTTCCGCTTTGGATCGCTACCGTTCCACTCGCCCACCACGTTCCCGTCCCCCCCTGCGCAACACTCGGCCCATCGAAATAGGTTGAAGTGTTATTAAGCGCTACGTCTCCGCTCAAGGAGTTGGTGATTGCCGCCGGGTTAATTCCTATCGTGATATTAGGAGCCGATGTCGTCGCGGTAATTATGCCACTATTGTTTATGGTGACGTTGCCGGTCAAACTATTGACTGCCGAAACCGATCCGGCGGAAGCGACCGACGACACCGTAGCTTGTTTAAGCGCTCCGGATGCTGACGAATCCGAAATCAGGATGAGGTCTCCGGCCGCCGGGCTCGCCTTGACGGTCAAAGCCGCGATCGTTGAGAATTGCGGTGCGGCGCTACTAGAAGTAAAATTACCTTCAAGCGTCCACGCAGCAGCGTTTGCCTGCTTGGCAACAGTCACTGCGCTGTTAGCGATCGTCACCGCACCGCCCGAGGTTACTGTGGTGATATCGCCGCTTAGGGTTTGACATGCTGGCGCTACCGACGTCACCCCCACCGGTATCTGACCGTTGGTGCAAGCGGTTATGGATGCTGGTGTTGCCCCCGCGCCACCTCCAATAAGAATCCCATTGGCGGCCAGGAGCCCAGACGAAGCTATCGTGCTGGATCCGGTAAATCCAAGAATACCTCCGGACGTTCCGTTGGCCAGTCCGGTGCCGCCGCCGGAAGGCGGAACGACAAGCGAGAATGTATACGACCCGGCACCCGTCCGCTGTACAAATCCGGTCGAGGCAAAACCGGTGATATTATCTAGGCAAGTGCCCGACGCAGACGAACAATTTGTCCCTCCCCCCGCAAGACCTAGAGTTCCGAACGACATCGCGGTTGAGCCGCCACCGCCGGAAAGAAGCGGCTGCCCCAGCGATCCGGCCGTTGTTGGCAGGTTAAAGTTGTAGGCAGATGTCGTCGAAGGGTTTTGCACAGTAACTGTGCCGGTGCCCGACCCCGCCGGGGCCAATGCGAGCTGGCCAGTAGTGGTGCCGGCAAGTCCGAGGGTTAAAGCTGGCGAAACCCAAGTAAAAGCTACTGACCCGCCTAGCGATGTCAAGCTGTTAAACTGCACTTGCGTATTTGAACCGCCGGCTGATCCAGAACCTGCCGCACATGACGACCATATCGGATCAGACGCGCCTTGACTGAGCAAGCACTGCCCGACGTTTATCGTGGCGACAGAATGAAACGCGTTAGTGCCCTCACCGATCAGCACACCGTTGGCACTATAGGACGAAGAAAATGGAATGCCGTTGACGGATTGCAGGGTAAGTGCGCCAGCTGCAGTTACAGATGAGACATCGCCTGATAGGGTTTTCCATAAAAAAACTGACCCGGTTTGTCCGATCAAAAATTGTCCGTTAGTGCCGGCACCGGTCGACCCGAGGGACGAAGTTGTGGAGTAATACGGCAATCCGAACTGGGTGCCAGCTCCGATCGACGTCCCGCAATCGACGACAAGGCCAAGCGTACCGCTGAAGCATGGGAGATGGCCGGTGACAGCCGCGCCGGACAGCTGAAGGAAGCTGCTGCCGCCAGTCGGAATAACCACCGGCGTGCCGTTGATGACGAACTGGAGATTCTGGGGGGAAGCGGTGCCGTAATTCTGCAGGCTGATGGTGGCCGGACCGGCGGTCGAGGCCCCAAAGCAAAGCTGGTTGCGTCCGGCGGCGGTCTGTCGGTCGGACGAGACGCAAATCCCACTTCCGCCTGGGTTAGTGACGCCAATCGAGGAAATTGGGCTGTCGGCAGCCGACCCGCCGTCTCCGATGACCCCGCTGGTAAGCCAGTAGGGGATATGATTACGAGTGACGGTACCGGACTGTTGGACAGACTGGGCGAAGGCCGGGACGGCGGCCAGAAGGGCGGCGGAAACCAGTAGTTTCTTCAACATGCGACCTGCCTCACAAACGCTGGAAGCGCTTGCTTAGCACGGACCCGGGCAATTCCCAAGGCCTAGCCCCGGCGGAAACCCTGCTGCCTCGGGACGTTATCCATGGCGGCCACCGCGACGTTGGCGATAGTCTGGACCGAGGCCCAGAAGATCGAGGCTTCCTCCTGATTGAGCATCAGGGAGCGGAAAATCGCCTCGTCATCGGTGCCGGGCGGGATCAGCAGGAAGGCGCCGCCGAATTTGGCGCCCTTGTTGAGCCGGATCTGGCGGGCCATGTCCTCGAACAACAGGGCGCGCTTCTCGGACTCGTCGAGCTGTTCGTCAGACATCCACCGCCTCAAGCAAGTCGTCGATCAAAGGAACGAGGTGTTTTGCGTCTACACGCAGCGGCTCGTGATTGATGGGCCAGCGTCGCCCGGTCAACGCATTCCACAAGCCTTCCCGCTCCTCAGCCATATTGGCCAGCACCGTGCGGCACTGTCTGAGGGCGAGGACCAAGTCATCAACTCGAATATCGCCGGTCACACATACCTCCACGAGTCGGCAAACGGTTTGATATCAGACAGGAACATCGAGCCGACCGACGGTGCCCGCGACAGTTGCTCGGCAGTGCCTTCGTCGAAGCCCTTATAGGCCGCGGTTCTTCCCTTCTTCTTGAAAGTCACTGTGAGTTCCTGGGTGTCTTCATCCCACCCGACTTCGGATATCATCTCAGAGAAGACCGGTTTCGACCACGTTGCCATGCACTTTCTCCTTCAAGGCTTCGACGATCCGCTCGAACACGGGCTCCCAGCGCATGTCATCTTTTTGCTGAAATACGCGATGTTTTGGCGTCCACAGCCGGTTCGTCCCGTCGGAACCGAGCCTGTAATCGCGACCTAAATGCGAATATGGTATCCAGCATTCTTTATCGCACATGCTGGCGATGTGGCCGAGAGCTGACTCGACAGAAATTACGAGATCTAACTCCGACAACACAAAACAGCTATCGGCCACGTCGCGTAGATATCCACTTAGGTCGCGAATCAGCGGAGCAAAGCCCCACAGGTTCAGGTCGGTCTTCTTGGCATCGACCTGCAACGAATATAACTGAATCCCCGGCACTCGGTACAGCTCCATGAAGTGGTGGATTGGAATGTTCCGATGCTTGTCGATGTCGTTCAGCGGTGAGCCGGACCATGCGATACCAATGTGGAATTGGCGATCAGCAACCTTCCACTGGTTCGACATCGGCGGGCGCGGCATGCCGATGTTCGGAGCCGATTTTATTTCAGCGTCGGATAATCCCAGGGCGAAAGGTAGGCTGACAAACGTCGACCAAGCGTCGGCATCGCCGGGAAAGTTCGAAGGCGACGGCAGAAAATTGAGATTCGGAAGATGCCGGAACGCGTGCTCGAAGACACGACGTAGCTCACTTTGAACGCACATGTGAATGAATCGACACCGCTTCGAGGCCGCTTCCACAAAGCGTGCATACGATAGCGTGTCGCCGAGACCCTGATCGGCCACCAGGAACAACGTCTTGCCATTCTCGCCCTTCCACTTCGGGTACGGGTATAAGAGAAAATTCGGCAGCCGCGCCTCGAAGCGGGATTCGAAATGCTTCAATCCCGCAGCGTATTGCCCGTCGAACAATAGTGCAAACGCCAGTTGGAATTCAGCGATCGCATTGTAAGTGCCGTCTTCGGTCCGGGCGAGATCGTAGCACTTCTTGGCATAGCCAACGGCAACATCGGTTTCGCCGAATATCTGATGGCACATCGACATGTGCATATACGGCAGCGACGACTTCGGCTCAAGATTGATCGCTTCGTGAAGCAAGGGCAAAGCTTCCTTGTGCCCGCCCAACTTCATAAGCTCCCATGCGAGATTGGTCAGGGTCTTGTGCCGCTCGTTCGGGGTCTGCTCGCATTCGAGCGTGCGACGAAACAGGGCGACGGCGGCATGCGGACGAACCAAATCGGAAGCCGTGCAGCCGTTGACGTACAGCGCATGGCCCCAAGACGGGTCGGCATACACGGCAGAATTCAAAAGCTGATAGGCGTGATCTTGGTTGGTTGGCGCCGATTTGTCGCGGGCTGCCTCCTCTCCGCGAATCAATAGTTTTTCAGCCTGCTCGCGATTGCCCATTCTGCGTCCTCAACTCGTGCGCGTCACAAATGCTGTGGCCCTGCTGACGCCGGCCGAACGGGGTACCTTCCGGGGCGCCGAACGAGAAATCGTGAACCCACTCGAACGTGTCGAGGCGCCGGCGCACCGGCTCGCCTGCCTTGCAGTGCGGGCACAGCTCCTTGCACTTGGCTTCGAGTTCTTCGGGGATCATGTCCAAATATACCCTCCTTTGGGCAGCGCCATCTTTACAGCGGGCCAGCGAATTTTTACGCCATACACTTCAACCTGCATCCAGCACGAACCATCAGGGTGCTCTATTACTTTTCCCATTCTGGGATCACCTGCTCGATAAACCATCGTTGGCATTTCCCGCAGCTGAGTCAGCATGCGAATACCCTGCTCGTGGTTTTTCAGCAAAATACAATCGGGCGGCTCGAACCCGGCAGCCTTGAACGTATGCACGCATCGCCCAACAGCTTCTATGAAGTCTGTCACTGCTGGGCTTCCTGCATCACCACCCGCCGGATCGCCATCGCCGTGAACGGTTTGCCGGCTCGCGACAGAATGCCGGCCTCGGCGAGCTTGCGCGACGTACCGATCAAGCCTTCATTCTGGTACAACTGCTTCATCTTCACCAGCGTCTCCCGCTCCTTCTCATCCGACACAAGTAGCGCAGACCTGCCCTCGCCCTCTTTACGGAAACCGAATGGGACGTTGCCGACCGGGCCGCCCTTCGCCTTCTTGGCCTTGCGGCCCTCGGCGGTGCGCTCGCGGATCCTGATCCGCTCCATGTCGGCGACAGCGGCAAGAATGGTGAACAGCAGGCGGGCGGTTCCCTCACCGGTCACGGGTTCGTGCCCCATGTCGTACAGCACGAGATGGACACCCTTCTCCTTGAACAACTCCAGCATGTTGAGCGCATCGACGGCAGAGCGAAACATGCGATCGAGCTTGCTGGCAATCACGGTGTCGCCGGTCGCCATGTCGGCCAGCAACTGAGCACCGGCCTCGCGCTTGGACAACTTGACCCCGCCGGACACTCCAGCATCGGTGTAAATCTGCACGCCGTACTTATCGACGCCGCGGGCGCGGGCGAAGCCCTCGATAATGTCCTGCTGGACTTGCAGGCTTGAACGATCCGCATTGGCCTGATCGGCGGTACTAACTCTTACGTAGCCTAGGATCATATTCCTCTCCCCGATTTGTACTACAACTTGACTACCTCAAGCCGGGGCCTTCGTCAAGGCCTGATCACGCACCCACGGATAGGTAATGGCCAGCCCCATCATCAGCGAGGTTTTCGGTTCCCATGCTAATACTTTCTTGGCTAAGGTGTTGTCCGAGCCACGGGAATGGACGCCGACCGGCCCCGGCTCGCTCTCCCATGCCAGTACCTTGTTGGCAGTCCGACACACCGCCTCGAACAGATCGATAATCGACACCGTCTCGCCGTGCGCGATATTGACCGGGCCCTGGCAGTCCGACTCCATCAGTTTGAGCATGCCGTCGATCACGTCGTCGACGTAGGTGAACGACCGCCGCTGGGTGCCGTCGCCCCAGAGCTTGACAGTTCCCGCATAAGAAGCTTCTGCAACTTTTTTGCATATCGCCGCGACAGCTTTAGATCGAGGAGCCTGCCATTCGCAATATGGCCCGTAAGTATTGCCGATCCGTCCAATGCGAATTTCAAGTCCGTGATTTCTAGCATAGGCGTCGTACAATTTCTCGGCATACAGTTTCTCCTGCCCGAACGCGAACGTATTGAACGAGGCATCCTGCTCCCGCCACGGCTGGATGACATGATCCGGGATGCGCTCGGCCGCGAACGGATCGATCTCGATGGTGTCGGGGTAGACGCACTGGCTGGAGGCGAACAGGATCTTCTCGCATGCGCCGGTCTGCCGGATCGCTTCGAGGGTGTGCAGGTTGATCTTCAGTGAATTAGTAAGAATAGCAGCGTCATTGTCGCCGATACCAATATAGCCAAGCCCGCCGACTTCCCCAGCGACTTGGTAACACTCGTCGAAATGATGGCGGAAAAAATGATGATGGAAATCAGCAGTATTGGTGAGGTCCAGGATATTGTATTCATTGGCTACCGACTTTCGATAGGCGGGGGGATGGCGGGCGATGCTGACGACGAAGTGGCCTTCGGCTTTCAGGCGATGCTCTAACGCTGACCCCAAAAATCCCGCCGCGCCTAAAATTAAAACTTTTTTCACAGATCAACCTCCCCAATACTCCCCAGCCATGGAAGTTCGACACGGGCCATCAGGTATCCTTCCGCATACGGATTGCTTTCGGGACGAAGCACAATTACCACCCCGGCACCCGGGAAATAGGTTGTCCAGTATTCGTGCGATGAATCAAACCAGTTCTTATCCGGCAGCAGCCGAGACAAAATTATAATTGCCTTGGCGAATTGTCCGATCTCGCGGCGCACCGGAGCTTTCGATTGCTCGCCAACGCCCCAGTAATACCAGTCGCGAAACGCGCCTTCGCTCAGTTCATAAACGTACCAAGTTTCGGGTTTTGTGATCGGCAGTGGCATTATTTCGCCTCCGGCAACTGATCCCACGAAAACCTGAACGTGCTGTCGAGCAGCTGGGGATCGGCGGTCTGCAGCCCGTAGAACACCGCGCCCTCGCTCATCTCCATCGTGATTTGCCGCGGCACCGGGCCGCCCGGCACGTTGATCGAGCCGAACTGCTGCATGCCTCCGGGCAAGTCCGGCGCGAAGTTAAATCCAGAGCGGGTGTCCGTGATAGCCACCCTGGCGCCGGTGGTCCCGCCAGTGACGTGGAAGGAGCAGGAACCAGAAGTGCGCACGGAAAGAGATGCGCCGCCCGGACCAGTGCGGTAGGCGAAGGGGCCCCACCCCTGGGCCCATTGTAATTCCAAACTGCCTTGCCATGGTTCGAGCCCCGCGAGGTTGCCGAGTTGATGAGGGAAGAAAAGCATACCGGTGCCGTCGCGGTGGATGATACCAGGAAGTTCGATCTGATGCACGCCGGCGCGGATGGCGAGGAGGTTACCTCGATAGATCTCGAATGCCTCGTCATTCCAGTTCATCGGGTCGTCGGCCGCGACCAATTTCAAACCTTGCTGCTCAAGCGGCGGGTTCTGCCCGATCATCCGGCATTTAGCGGGAGTCAGCGCGAGGCTGGCAAGGCCGTGGCTGGCGAGCTGAGTCTCGAACTGCCAATCCGTCGTTGTCCATTGTTCATTACCTCGAAAAGCAGCATAGGTCGCTACATCAATCCCGGACAACTGAGCCCACAACAGGCGAGTGGTTGGCCACCATGAAGTCCTGAAAGAACGAAGAACGATCTCTGCGGCTTCCCGCGTGAAAATAATAAATCCTGCTCCAATGTTATGCATGACGGCCCAGCCATCACGCTGGATAAGGACGCGGTCGACGTAAGAACGGGGTGAAACTGCTCCAACGCTAAGACCATCTGCTTTCCCTTTCTCGAACAACTCCATCGTCGGCTCGAACCAGTCCTCGTCAAGCAGGACGTCGTTCTCGAGCAGGCCGATATGAGTGTAGTTGGCCCCCGAGCGTAACATAGCCGACAGCTTCCACGCGATCGCCGCGTCGGCCCCTCCGCGCACGTAGACAGGAGCTTCAACACAATGCTCCGAGTGCTTGGCCCAATACTCCTTACCTTCATAGGTATTTGACCCATCGCACCACCACAGTGATGCGCAATCGCCCGCCGTATCCATCAAGCGGGGGAAAGTCTGCCTCGTCAGCTCGACCTGATCCTTCGTGCTGTAGCCGATCGCGAGTTTCATAGGACAGACTCGCAATCATCCAGCCATTTATGCGCCGCGTAGATCGCCTCGTCCGGCAGCCAGTCGCAATGTTCGAGCGTGCTATAGATCGTGCGCGTATCCTCGATCACGGACTTGCCGGGTAGCGGGATGTGATCGAGCAGTTCGGCCAGCACCGCGACATTCTCCATCCCGTCAATCTCGCGACGAAGGTCGGTAATCAGGTTGTGCTCGTTGCGCTGCTGGTAGGTGAAGGGCGGGCCGAAGTGGACATGCAGGTTGCGCTCGCGGGCGACGCGCTGGACGATCAGACTGGCATAGATGTCGTCATGGCGGCCGACGCCGGACATCATGAACCACGCCGGGATGAGCTCACGGATCACCGCGGTATTTTGCGAGTTGAACACCGTCCATGTATGCGGGTCGACGACAATGCCGGTCTGCCCGAGCAGGTGAACGCCGCCGATGTCGGGTCGATGCTCCATGCGGGTGACCGCGTCGATGTCGGGGTCACCGATCACGAGGCCGGCGACTACGCCTATCTTGACGTCGGTGACGGGGCCTGCGTGATTTACGTTCCGATGGCTCCACGGGATGCCACGGTGGCGGGTCTGCGGGATCAGCAGCGAGCCGGGATCGAACCATCCATTCGGGCCGGAAATCTTGATGCCGTTGAAAAGCTTCGGCTCGCCCCCCGCATACATCCACGTGCCGGCGCTGTTCAACTCACCGCGACGATATTCGAAACGAGAACCGATGTTTTCAAAATGCTGAGTGTCGACATTCAGATTATCATTGTCCCACGAATAGATGACGTCGGCACCCCACTTCAACGCCTCGAGGAAAGCGATGTTGCGGCGGGCGATCGTATTCCACCCGAGGGCTTCGGAACATTTCCAGTCCGACTGGATGGCTTCCGGCAGCATCTTCGTGTCGCCGTCTGCGATTGCATAGATTTCACTTGGCGTTTTCTTATCGAACGCAACAAAGAACCGGACCTCACCCGAACACTTGCGCATCAGCTTGAGCGCGTGCGGGACGTGGATGGTGGTGGTGCAAAGCGCGATCTTCATTTCTTCCTCGGCTTGTTGCCGGTAAACGGGCGGATGCCCAGCTTGCGCTGGAACTGCTTGACGAAACTCTCGCTGACGCCGAGGTGGTGCGCCAGGATGGCCGGAGAAATTTCCGGATGATCGCGCAAGTATTTCTCTCGGGACTCGGAGTACATCACTGGCCGCTTTCGAGGGTAGAGGTCGGGAGCGCGCGTTTTGCCTGATGGAACGTCAACCAATTTGTAAGTATCTCCTTGATCAGGAAGCTCTTGCTCCAGTCGCGCTTGCGCGCCTCCTCGTCCAACGCCCGGTCAAGCGCCGGCGGCACGCGGAAACTCCGCGATACCACTCGTTTCTTCGGTCGGCGCTTGAAAGGCATCAGCGAAGTTCGCGAACCACCGCCTGAAACAGATAATCCTTGATCTTCTGCTCCTGCGGCAGCTGATCGTAAGGCAGGAAAGCCGGATGCTCTTTCTTGCCCGGATCCTTGACTGGACCGTGCTTCCAGCCTTCGCGCTGCTTCTCGGCCATCCAGTTGTCGTGGCTGGCGCTCGGCTTTGCGGTCGGGTGTGCCAATGAGAATCCGACGCCGTCGACTGCAGACTGTCGCTGCCATTCCGGGGCCTGATCCCAGGGAAGCTGGGAGTCGTCGCCGATCGCGTGGCAATAGGCGCGATTGATCTCGTGACAAACCTTGGCAATTTCCGCTGGTGACATGCTCATCTCCTGAATGAAACGGGGCTCCCTTCGTGAGGGGGGAGGGTCGCGCCGGGAGCCCCGTACCCGCCTGCCGGGTTGGATTGCTTAGCGGGCGGTAGTCAGTGTTGACTACTTATTTGGGGTTGTCAACCGGAGCGGCCGCTTTATTTTCCGTCGGCTTGACCTCGCCGGCCGGCGCCGATCCAATCCGGGTCTTCAGGTACACGGCGAACTGGCCGAGATCCAGCGACCGGGCCTGCGCCGCGGTATCGAGGATGCCGTTCTGTCCCATCAGCATGCGCTCCTCCTGCTCGGACAGATAAAGCACCTTGCACTTCTCGCCGGGGGTCGGGCACTCGGCGGCGAACGCCTTGACGGCGCCGAAGATGATCAAGGCCCAGATAACAAAATTGAGAAGCAGGGCGAGCTGGCGGATATGGGTGCGGGCGTAAAGCATCAGTCTTCCTTTCGGCGTGAGAGTTTTCATGCGGTCGATGACGACTTGGTTGCGGGCGGTTTGCGCGATGTCGCGCTCGATCGTGGAGACGATCTTCTCGAAGCGGATGTTCATGTGCCTTCCTCCCGCGGCGGGTGCGCACCGATCTTCTGTGGGATCGGCTTGCGGTTAACGGTCTTGCGGGTGCGGAACTTTCTCGGCAGCAGCTTTCGCGCGGCGCGATCGAGCTCGTCCTGCCGGCGCTTCTGATCCAGCAAGCCTTCGATGGCGACTATGTACGGGCCGGGCACGATGTCGCGATGGGTGAGGCGGTGGATGGTGGACTGGTCGACGCCGAGTGCTGCAGCCAGCTTGTGCTTCCACTTCTTGCGTCCGTACAGTTTCTGGCCGGCGGAAATCAGCTGGAGGGGGGTCACAGGCTCCTCCCGCTCGATGTGTGCTCTAGGATGATCAGCGCGATCGCAATCAAGGCTGGGCCCAGCACCCACCAATTGACGTTGCCGACCTGACCGAGCTCGTAGATTTGCGCGAGTGTCATTTGACAAAACACCTCGCCCGCACCGCGTCGATCTCGGCATCGGTGTAACCATGCGCCTTGCCCTTGGCGCGCGCGGCCTTCTCGCCCAGCACCTCGATATACGCATGCACCAGCCAGCAGGGGACGGTGCTGTGCGGCGTCGCCGTTCCAAGGAAGACCAGAAGCGAGATCATTTGGTATTCTCCACCGCCTTGCGCAGCATCTCGTACATCTCCGACTTCGTCATCTCGACATGCTTATACGGCTTGACCGCGATCGTGTTGCGGTTGGGGATGATCTTGCGGGACGCGCCCATATCAACAACGCTTTCAGATTTTCATTGCCCGGGTCGATGTTGCCCCAAGCGATTCCACGGAGATACTCGGGCGGCGATATGCCGCTGAAATCGAAATCAGACATAGAGCGCCACCGCTTTCCGACGCCACACCGCCCACGCGTCCTTCAGCTTGGTGTTGAAGTAGCCCCACGACAGCTTCCACACTGCTTCCTCGTGCAGCTTTAGATCCTGCAGCGGGCAGTACGAGTCGAACATGTATTCGAGGCGGTCCGCGGCATTCGCCAGCAAAGCGGCCTGAACGTGCCATCCCAATCTAGTTCGGCTATCCAGTTGCATACCAGCGCGCAGCATGCGGACGAACTCCCCCATAGGCGTTCGATTCGACAGCCGCCCGGCAATGTCGTGCATCGCCTCGATCATTTTGGGATCGGCGCTGTCGTCGACGCCGGCCTTCCACGATTGTGGGTCCGGTGGATATGGCACCTCGAGCAGCACCGGCGGATGCTGCGTCCCGAGGATAACAAGGTGGATTTTCTCGCCGGTGTTGATCCGCTCCAGTTCATCGGGCGTCGGTTCCCACGCGGTCACCATGCAGGGCGTTTGCTCGCCGTCGACCGTCGTGTTGCGCAACTCGTCGCGGAGCGGCAAGCCGAGATAGCCCTGAGATTTGCCTAGGACGCGGGTGGCGTTGGGGATGCGGGCGATCAACATCAGCGTTTGTTCCAAGGTTTGAAATCGCGCATCGCCTCAACATCGGGCCACGTCCCGTCAAACTGGATGGCGCGATCGTCGAGTGTGAGGAACGCCGCGGGCTTTTCGGAAGCGAACTCGAACGACAATGGTTCATCCGTCTCCGGCATGCCGCCCGCCTCGCGCCACAACTTGCGCTGCTCGTAAAGCCAGAACTGCATTGCCGTGATCGCATCGGCGTGCTTGCTGCGCGACGAGTAGATCACCAGCTTGAAATGCTTCGCCGCCTGTTCGGCCCACTCGAAGAAGCCGGGCACGACTGGATCCCTGATCGTTGCGTAGTCGGTCCAACCGCTGGTGTAACTGTGAATGACACCATCGAAATCCAGGCACAGGATCGGTTTGTGGGCAGTGGCCATAAGCGTAAATTCCTCGGGTGTTTTTGAACAGTTTACAGTTTGAACGAACGGGCGGGTGGTTAGCAGTCGATGGCGGGGGTGTGTAGCACGGGTCTAGGACTATTGCAATATGCACTTTTTTAAAATTTTTTACCGGCGGGGGGTCGGGTGGGCCTACCCAAATACCTTTTATCGCTTGGGCCATCGCTTTCCGGGTTCCATCACGCGATTGTGATAATAAATCGTCGCTGCACCGCACCATGATCGAGTTCCATTTCGGCAGCCTGGGTGCGTCTAGGTTAGATGTACCTCCTAAGCTATTGATATCAATAGGTTAGTTGCGGTTTGCTGGTCGCGGTCCATATCTTACTCTTGAGTGTGATACGCGGTCGAGCGCGGGATTGGGAGCTGGAGGCCTGGATTTGAGGGGTTGGGGTTGACTTGGTTAGGGGTTTGGGGTAGGCGCCGAGCCTGGTGTGGTTAAATGGTAGCAAGCGACTCCCGAGTACCAGCGAGATTTGGATTTGACAGTGCTTACCCCGTTCGCTCGCGCAATCGAAACGCTAAAGCCTGGTGCAACAGGATCCGATATCGCGGCACTTCTCGACCATAAGGTTAGTCGCCACTGCGCCCTTAATTGGAAAGCCGGACGGCATCCCCCGCCCGCTTGGGCGCTGGCGCTACTCGCTCAAAAAGTCAGAGCTCAAGCCAGCCATCGATTCGCGATCGCGCATGATCTCGACCAAATGAAAACGGGCCCCGGCCGAAAAGCCGGAACCCGCAACATCATGGCTTATAACGCGAAACGCTAACCAGTCACCGCAAATAATTGTCCCTCACGTAATTCGCCAGCTTGGCATTGCCGCGAATCACGTTAGTTACTTCGACTCTGCCCCAGCCCGATCCAGCTTCGTCCGCCTTGGCTCCTATTTGCACAACGGTTTGCCCGTTCATACAATCGTGTTCGACTCCCTGGTAAGCCATGAAAGCGTCGACGAGCATTCCTCGCGATGGGTTGGGCTCGTTCTCATAACCGCAAACGGAAAGCGCTCGGCGCCGCTTCTCAGGATCATTCGGCATATAGATCGAACCCGATTCGATCCAGAATTGATTGTTTGGCCCGCCGGCGTCAGAACACGGCGTTACCCGAACACAAAGCACATAATCGTCGGCGCCGTCCTCTTTCCAATAAAATCCGCCGTATTCGAGATTCAGATCGCCGTTGTAATTCCATTTAGACATCGTATCCTCCTATTTCGGACCTAAAACCGTCCTAAAATCTCACAAAACACCTATACATTGTATCTCACTGCAAGTCAACATTAAACTTTTGTAATAATCCTATACCTAATTACCTAATTTGTGACCAGTGGCCACCTGTGGCGACCAAAAACGCATTTCCTACTCTTTCCAATTTTCCCCCGTGTCCGCCGTGGTGTCCATTCCTTACGCGTTCCCTTTCCTCCTTTCTCTTTTACCAGTATATAGAATAATAATGGTACTATTAAGAACAGCTTGCAAAGACCAGCAAAAACAGATATATAGCGTTCCCACTATGGTACATAACCGCTTGGACACAGAGGTCACACATGAATCCGGGACGAATTACCGCCGCAATGGTAGACACTGGTGCCGCCGCGCTTGTGGAAGCCCGCCGGCTCTCGCACGACGACCGCGCTACTGCGCACCTGGTTTTTACTGCGATGCTTCGCGTTGCGTCGTGGCCTCGCGCCATACGCTATCGGCCGCAATCCGCACAACCCGCCCAATACACTTTCGACGGCAAGCGCTTGCCAAAGAACCCGTTCAAGCTTTCCGATTTTGATTCGGAAGGAAAACGCATGGTTGGCGAATTCGATGGCAAGCCGGTTTACCAGTACGCACGCAATTTTTGGTATCTGGCGCCAAAGTACACGAAACCGTGATAACAAACCCCTTGCATTCCTGTTTATACAATGTATCGTTAGCGGATCGAAACCGAAGGGGAACCAAAATGCTTAATCGCAAATATAGCTGCATCGACGCGCTGCAGGCCGCCGGCATCGACTATGAAGACGCTTGCGTGCTGCGCCGCGTATCCATGACGCTGCACTGCTGGCACGAGCTCGAATGTGGCGATTCGAACGACTACGCCTCATGGGGTATCGTGCGAGGCAGTCAACAGCCCGAAGGGTTCGTTTATGACGAAGCCGGGAAACCATTCAAGGAAGTACACCCGCACAGTGGCAAGCATACGCGCTACTCGCCTATGCCGGATCGCGAGCGTGGCGCCCTCAAGCGCTTGGCCGCCATCATGGCCCGTTACCCCGGTTTTGCGTCGTATGTACAGGGCGACCCGCGCGGGTGTGCACTGTACATCATCCCGCCGGATCAAGTCGAGGCAATCGCCCACCAAGGCTCGACGCTGGATTCCTGTTACAATCGCGGCATTGCGGTGCACAAATGAGCGCGCACCGCACCCTCGCCGGCCTCCCCTTCGCCGTCCACTCCCCGTCCTTGTTCGAGTACAACGGCGCCTGGATCGGCTACGACGGCCGCTCATGGCTTGTCGGAGCTCTGGGCCAATGGGGCACCCGGGAGTTTCCAACGCGCCAAGCGGCCGCTGAGACCGTCTACCGGGCATTTCACGGGCAAGAGGAGAATTTGGGATGACCGACAAAATCGATCCGAAGCTGTTTTTTCACGCCACCCCTAACCGCGAGAAATGCTCGGACGGCGGCGAGCACGATTTTGTAGGCTGGCGCGAATGGAGCATTCCAGGCCAAGGCGGCGGGGGCGAAACCGTTTGCGCGCGTTGCGGCATCGGAGCTATGGAACATAGCTTGCGTTACAGCGAATGACCGCCTTCCTCGCCCACCTCCTCGCCGGCGCCGCTTGCGGCTGGCTGATCTGGCGCATCAGCCCTCCCTGGTTGCGAGGAAAGTAAGCGCTTCCCACGGAACTAATCCCGTGCTAAGGGCTTCCCCTCTTAAAGGGGTTGCCCATGTCTTCCAGGTTCGATCCGTCCGACCGTCATAGCGAGGACATGATCAAGGCAATTCACGAAGCCTCACACCGCATTGCCCACGCCATCACAGAAGGATTCCAGCTCATGGCCAACGCCGAAACCCAGGCTCTTGCCGATCTCTCCCAAGCCGTCGTCGATCTCGGGACCGCGGTCGCTGCGGAAATCAACGCCCTGCAAGCCGCGATCAACGCGCAAGGTGTCAACAACTCGCCGGCGATTGAGGCGTCCGTCGCCAACATCCGCAGCCTGATCGGTGGTCTCAATGCGTCCGTGACCGCGGCGAGTTCGACCGCTGGTACGACCGCGCCATCGCCGACCCCGGCTACGCCCGCCACACCGGCGCCAGCCGTTGCGGCCGCAACAGCAACCCCCGCACCGGCTACCCCCACCAGCCCGGCGACCTAATCGACGCCTGCGCGCTTGTAGCGCCAAGCGAAGCCATCCGCTATCCGCTTGTGGTAGCGGGTGAACTTCAGGCGCTTCAGGATGGCCCCCGCCCGCATCGCGTCAGCCCGGCTAACCATGTCGGGCTTTCGCTGTATCCACTGGTTGTCACACAGCACGTCGGTCACCGTGACGTCGTTCTTGGCCTTTTCATCGACATAGCGGGCGATCAATTCGAACCAGTCGTCGCCTTCTCGACGCCGGTCCTGCTCCTCGCCGGCCACCTTCCACAGCCGCTCCGGCAACGCCACCGAGTCCCCGCGCGCCTCGTGCACCGCAGCCTCGGCCCATAGTTGGTCGCGATCGCGACGCAATGCCTCAAGATCGATCCGGCCCGTGGTGACCGGCCAGAACCGCCGGTTGCCGGTTTGCGATTTCAGATATTCGTCGTCGTTGGTGGTGGCGAAGAACACGGTGCGGCGCGGGCGGTCGACACGGAAGCGGCCGTAGGCCGGCCTGGCGCGATCCACCTTGCGGGAAGCGAAGGCTTTGACCTGCTCGACGTCGGCCTTTTTCATGCCGGTGAGATCCGCGATCTCATACAGCCATACCCCCGTCATTGCTTCCTGCTGTTCCCGACCCGGCAGTCCCATGACGTGCTGGTCGCTGAAATTTTCCGATCCAGCCAGGATCTCGATCGCCGTCGACTTCCCCTTGCCCTCGACGGATTCGAAAACGACGATCTGATCGAACTTGGTGCCTGGGTCGAACGCGCGCCGTACCGCAGCAATCAGCGTTACCTTGCCGATAACCCGGTTGAGCTCGGTGTCCGGGGCGCCCATGTAGATTATCAGCCAGTGGTCGAGCCGCGGCGTGCCGTCCCAGGTCAGGCTGTCCAGATAGTCGCACACCGGGTCGAACTGGTGTTCGAGACACAGTTGCGTGCAGGCGTCGCGCGTGTTTTCTGTCTTGGGATCAAAGCCATACCGCGCCCTTATGAGTTTCCGGATCATCTGGATGGCGTCGTCCGACATGTCGCCGGCCCACTGGTTGATGACTTGGCCGCCGACCAGCATTTTCTCGTGGAACAGGTCTTTCCGGCAGGCGATGCCGAGATGAGCCACGGCAATGCCGGTGTTGGTACAGGTTGACTTGGGGCGGCCTTCGTCGTCGCGATCGGGGAAGAAGATCGGTTGCTGGCCTCCGAACGCTGCGGGGAGGGCTTGCGCGCCGGTGGCATGGCCGTTGAGATAGGGTTGCGGGTCGGGGGCTCCGCCGTTCCAGCCGGCCTGCCGCGCCAGATGGTAGATCGTGCCGACCGACACCCCAGTCCGCCTGAATGACTTCCACTTGTCTTCGCAGGCGCTTAGGGAATACTTCTCAGGGCATGTCTGAGACCACTCGTCAAAGATGGTAAAGCCGATGTCGCCGTCATTGGTCTCCCACCCGAGATCCTTGAGCGCCATGCCGACTTGGAACCAGGTCTCATACTGATTCGCAGGGATAGCCGACAGCGCCGAGATCAGCCGCGCCTGCTCGGAAGCAGACCAAACCGTCTTGAGAGCTTCGGACGCTTGGGCGTTGATATCTTTGACGGTTTGTCCGGAAAGATGCGCTGGCACATGACCGAGATGGTCAAAACCCTGCCCCCCAGTTTTACTTGCAATTTCAAAGCCTTGGCCCCACTGTCTTAAACTATCGGGTAATATTGCGAGTGGAACCTGTTTTATCCACTTATAATTTCGACCTGAGATATGATTGCTTGGGGGCAGGATAATATACCCCCCTTCACCTCGAACGTGAACCTTGCCGCGCGCCGCGGAGCGTACAGATGGCGCTCCATCTCGCGTAGCAAAAACAAGATGGACACCTCGACCCGTCTGCGAGGCGAGTGTCTCAGGCACGCAGCCGTACTGCGCCACGAACGCCTGAAACTCGGCGAAGCCTTCGGCGCCGTCGATGTCAAAAACAGCAATTCCCCCTCCTGTCGCGAGCGCGATATTGGCCGTCGGCCAGCGCGTCCACCATTTCCGGATCTGCGCCTCGTCGTCGGTCGCTTCCTTGAACCCGGCGCGCGTCCGCGGATGTTTTCCTGGACTTCCACAGGCCACTTTGCCGCAGCTGCACGCGCCGTTGACGATCGAGTGGCAGGGGAAAATCCGCCAGCCCATTCGCGAATAAGCAAGAGCCGATTCAAGCATTTGCGATAACCGCTTGCCAAACCGGATTTGCTGATGTTATGGTGCGCATGCGGTTTCGATTCCCCTTGGGCCGCGTCCTCGGTATAGCCGGTCAGCTCTTCCAAGCTGGCCGGTTTTCCGTTTCACGGGCCTGTCATGCTGCTCCGTATGCCCATGGTTCGTCAAGCCCTTTTTGAAAACTCGTAATTTTTTCATTTTCCCCCTTTACATTTTCTAACACCGCCGTATACATTGCATCGTCAACCAAAGGGGAAACATCATGGATAAAGAAACATATCTCGGCGACGGCCTTTACGCTTCGTTTGATGGCTGGCAGGTTCGCCTGCGCGCGCCGCGTGAAGAAGGCGACCACGTAGTTTACCTGGAACCCGCAGTTGTTGAAGAGCTGCAGAAATTCATTGACGGGTTGGGCAAATGATCCCCCACTCCGATCCCGAACGTAGCCAGCAGCTCGACATGCAGAAATTGCGCATGGATCAGTGCTGGCGCCGCGGCGAGATCGGCAACGCCACTTACCTCCGCAGCCTGTTCGTCATGGGCTATTCGTCGGCCGATGCCGTGACCGAACTCAACCTTTTGAAGATGGAGAAGCGGGCATGAAAGCTTTTGCGGGAGTCGAGCGGGGCGAATTCGACATGGTTAAGGTTACTGTGCTGGACATGGATATTCTTCTAAGCCACGCGCAAAAAGATATCGTGGGGGTTCCAATTTACTTTGATGAGCAGGAGCGCGTCTGGCCCAAACCAGGTTTAGGTGTTGAAGTGGTGTTTTTGCAGCCATGAAACCCTCCGAACGCGCAAAAGCTTGGCGCCTCAAGCGCGGCCTCGATCTCGAGCAGCTGTCGGAGATGACGGGATATTCCGTCATAGCGATCCGCAAGCTTGAAGCCGGCATGCGCAACCGCAAAGCGCGTGAGGGTCATAGCGAGTGGGTGCTGCAACGGTATATGATGGCTTGTGCCGGCGCCGAGGCGCAATTGAAGTCGGGGAGAAAATTCGAGTGGTGACCGCCGGAGCTTTGAAAGTTTGCGAATGTTGTGGGCATCCAATTCCACGTTTCAACACTTTGCGGGGACTCACTCGCGGGCAGCAAAAGTTGTTCGACGCGCTCGACAAGGCCGGTCAGCGCGGACTTTCTCGACCCGCGCTGATGGATGCCGTGTATGGCGATGATCCCAATGGCGGCCCGCTGTTCGTCAACACGCTCAACGTCCAGCGCGCCAAGATGAAGGACGTGCTGGCCGAGAACGGCCTCAAGATTGTGACCGCCCCAAACAAGCACTGGCGATTGGAGCCGCTATGACCGAACTTTCCCAGGACGAACTCACCATTCTGATGATTGCCGCCACCGGCGAGCCGATGATGCCGATCGGCCGATGGGAGCAGCCGGCGAAGTCGCTGGTCGCCAAGGGTTTGCTTAAGCCGCATCCGCGCGCCGGCGATCCGACTGGTCATTTCAACCTTCATATCACGCCGGAAGGCGCCGCTGCGGCCGAGCAAGGTGAGAATGACAGCTATCGCGCGGTGCTGAATGTCGGCGCGACGATTCAGCACGAGCAGCGCAAGGCGCGCAAGCACGCCGAGCAGATCGCGGTGCAGCTGGTCGACCTCGCCGAGGCTTCGAGCAAGGTCACCGGCGATACCAAGGTCGACGCGCTTCGCCGTTGGTCCGAGATTATTTTAACCCGAGCCCTGGAGATGACGCGATGAGAAGTTTTTCGTTTTTCGTTATAGGATTCGCCAGCTGCGCGATGCTCGACCACTTGATGGTCGTTTCGCACGCAGCCGACCTCGCTGTTCCAAAGCCGAAACCGCCCGAGCGATGCCTGATCACCGGCGAGAACCCGGACCCCGGCCAGACCCTGCACGTCGACAAGCGCTGCAAGTCCGGATTGCGGTGGGTTTATCAAAAATGATTAATCTTGCCCGCGCACGGAAAGAATTCGGCCCGAAGTGGCATTATGAAAATGCCATCGGCCGACGCGTCAAGATGCCGGGCTTGACCGATTTGCAAATCGCCGCTCTTGCCTGTGTTCGAGACGATATCGTTACACGCTACGAACGGCGAGTCGGTTACGAGCGATACATTGCTTACCGAGCGGAAGGTTTCGACGTGACGTGTCAAATGCACGCGCTAAAAAAGCGCCGCCTGATTTATTTCCGATCAGACGGTTCCAAGTTGTTTCGCCTCTCATCATTCGCCATGGATGTTCTTGCCAGATACCCGGAATACTGATGAGCATCGATGCCCAATTCTTCGCGGATCATCCGACGCGCCGGGCTCATATCCGCATGCCCGGCGGCCCGGCGATCCAGCGCGACCAGCAGCGCGCCGTCCGGTATCTGAGTGAAAACGAACTGGAATTTAGATCGCTCGGCACGCACGATAGAGGCCGACGAAGGATTATCGCTTATCGGCTCCCCGCCAACCACGAGACGCATCCGAATCACATCATGAAGATCCCATTTTTGTTGTTCGCAGATGAAACCGTGGAAGATACCGACGAGGTGCTGCTGCCGATCGTGGATGGCATTATGAAACAGGCGCGCAGGCGATGACTCCAGCAGTTTTTGACCTCGAATGTTTTTACGACCCGAAAAATACTCGCGGGGATCCATCACCCTATACGCTAAGCGCCATGACAACAGAAAGTTTTGTCAGAGATGCGCGGTGGGACATTCACGGAGCTTCTATTAAGTGGTCGGCTTCCACATCTGCTACTTGGTACGATCCACGCGAACTGGCCTACGTTTTAAAACAACAGGATTGGTCCGAAGTATTTTTAATATCGCACCATAGCAATTTCGATCATTTGGCGCTGTCCCACCACTACGGCGTACATCCCAAACTATCCGGCTGTACGATGAGCATGGCAAGGCTGATGCTTGGTAATCACATCGGAGTTAGCCTTGACTCGGTGCGCAGTCAGTTTGGTTTTCCGGCCAAAACCACGCCGTATGGGCTGATGGCTGGGCGCTATTGGCGTGACCTAGATCAATCTACGCGCGATCTGGTTGCGGCCGGTGCCAACGATGAAGTCGAAAGTATCTGGCGCCTGTTCGGCATCCTAATGCAGCGCGGCTTCCCGGCCGAAGAGCTCGACGTCGTCGACTCAACCATCAAGATGTTCACCTGCCCGGAACTCAAGGGCGATGGCGCCATCTTCGCCAAGGTGTGGCAGGATGAAGCGAGCCGAAAGGCTGCCGCCCTCGAACGCCTCGGCGTCAGCGCCAAGGAACTCGGCTCTGACGAACGATTCGCCGAGCTGCTGCGCGCCCGCGGCGTCGAACCGGACACCAAGGCCACCGACAAGGGCAACGTCAAGTTCGCCTTTGCTAAGACCGACCCATTCATGGAGGAGTTGCAGCAGGATGAAGACGAGGAGATTAGAGCTCTTGCGGAGGCTCGCCTGGGAACGAAGTCTACGCTCTTGCAGACCCGCGCGGAGACCCTGGGCTGGATGGCAAGTCGGGGATCTCTCTGCGTTTACCTCCGATACGCTGGGGCTCTTACGAGCCGTTGGTCGGGGGGAGACGACACAAATTTTCAAAACTGGACCAATGGATCGGAAATCAATTCAGCAGTTGTCGCACCTGATGGATGGCTGATCGCCGAACCCGACGCTTCGCAGATCGAGTGCCGCCTGCTCAACTTCTGCGCCGGCCAGTGGGACAAGGTCGAGGAGTTCAGGTCCGGCGCCGACCCTTACATCGGTGTTGCCAGCAAGTTCTACGGATTTCCCGTCAACAAGAAAGAGCATCCCGACGAACGCCAGCTTGGCAAGATCGTGGAACTGCAGGCCGGTTACGGTTCCGGCGGCAACAAGATACGCAGTACCGTGCGCGTGAAGTCGAGCGGCAAGATACTGCTGACTCCGGTCGAGGGCGTGCAGGCGCGCGATGCCTACCGCGACACTCACCCCGCCGTGACTCAATACTGGAAGGAAGCCGAGCGCGCGATCGAGCGGATGGCGCAATGGCAGTCGTGGGACTGGGGTCCGTTCCGGGTACGGTGCGATCAGGCAGCGGGCAAGCGCCGGATCGTGTTGCCCAACGGCATCGAGATAATCTATGATACGCTCAACTTTTTTTCGGATAACGAGACCGGCGACCGCTATTGGCGCTTGAAGACTCGTAAAGGATGGGTCAAGATATACGGCTCCAAGCTGGTCGAGAATATGATCCAGGCCCTGGCGCGTGTTGTCGTATCGCAAGCCATGCTGCGGCTCAAGAAACTCGGTTACCGATGCAAGAACACCAAGCACGACTCACTGTGGCTGCTGGTGCCGAAGGACGGACGCCTCGAGGAGCACAAGCGGGTGATCATCGAGGAGATGAGCCGGACGCCGGTATGGCTGCCCGGTGTGCCGCTGGCGGCGGAATTCAAGGGTATCGGGGAGCGCATGACATGGTGATCGTCCGCCACTCCTTCGCCAACCCGATGTGGTGGTCATATCAGTGGGCGCTGGTCTGGTACCACGAGCGAAATGGAGTTCGGTACTGATGTCATGGACAGTCGTAAACGATACGCTCGAACGTATTCATGTTCGCGCTATTATCGACCTTAAAACGGAAAATTACGAAATCCGTCAGTTGATCGCCGCGCTCGAGAAGCGCTTAACCAAGGAGAATACCGATGAACGAACACCCGCTTCCGATGTTTGACGAACCCCCGGTTCAAGCCGAACCGGCACCGCCGAAAAAGCCGAGGCCGAAGCCGACCCGCAAACGGCGGACTCGTAAGGTCGTGAAGGCTGCTCCTATTAAACGCAGGAAACGCCGTGCTATTAAGGCTAAGCCCGTCGAACAGCATCATGGCGGGCGCTTTACTCGTGAGCAATATCGACTAATTGGCGATCTTATGCTTTTGACGCAGGAGGAGCGCGAGGTCGTTTTTGAAATAGCATCGGAATTGACCAAATGACCTTCGGTGCCATGGCCGCGCTGATGATCTTCCTGCACATGGCGCCGAACATCGCTGGCGCGAGCTGGTCGGTCTACAAGCATCACGACATTACGACCGATCATCCTCACCCCAAGGTTCCGAAGTACCGCCGATGACCGACACTTTCCCCGACATTCCGGCGTACCTGCGCCGAACCAAGGACAACAAGATGCCGGAATTTGCCCCGAAGCCATTAACGCTGACTTTTACGATTCTCAACACTTACGACATTTGCCCGCACCAGATGTACCGGCGCTACATCAAGAAGGATCTGCCGTTCGTTGAAACTCCGGAGATGAAGTGGGGCAACGACACGCATACGGCGATGGAGCATCGCATGGGCGGCAAGCCGCTGCCCGTCAACATGCAGCATTGGGAGCCGATCGCAGCTGCCATTGCCGAGCGCAAACCGCGCACCGAACAACAACTAGCAATAGACGCATCGGGCAAGCCGACCGACTATTGGAACAAGGTCACGCCGCCGTTCTTTCGCGGCAAGAATGATATCACGCTGCTCAACGGCACCAAGGCGCTGTTGTTTGACTGGAAAACTGGCGGCAGCAAGTACGAGAATTCGTTCGAACTTGAAACCAATGCGATGCTGGTTCACGCACACAATCCGCATCTGACCGAGATTAGCGGTTCGTTTGTATGGCTGAAGGAAAACCGCGTAGGGCAGGCGCACACGCTGAGCGACACGCGTTCAACCTTTGCAACGGTGTGTAACAAGGCCGAGGAAATCAGGGATAGGCAAGCGACCAACGATTGGGAGAAACGCAAGAATCCACTCTGCGGTTGGTGCAATTGCTTCGATTGCGAATTTAACACGAATCCGAAGAAACCGACATGACGATCAAACGCCGAGAGTCGTTGCGCGCCGAGATGAAGCAGTCTCGCGAGCCAAACTACAAGGATGGCAAATATTTGCCGGGCTTCGTGCAGAAATGCCGCTGCGGCTTCAACTGGGACGATTGGGTGGGAAATGAGTATTCTTGAACACATTTGGAATAAAAAATGCGACGCCTGTGACAAACGGAAACCTGACGTAAAAGGCAGAGACGATTGGGCACCCCCGCGACCAATGTGCGATGAATGCTATAATCTTTGGTGGGAAGCTAACAAAGACGAGCTTGGGTAAAATGAAAACCCCCGAATGGCACGAAAAACAGGAAATAAAAGCGTTCCTTGATACACTCGGCCCCGACCGTTGTTGGTATTTTATGCCGCTGATGGCAGGCTACGGAAAATCCGGCGTGCCTGATATCATGGGCAGTCTCTGTGGCGCGGCTTTTGGAATCGAGGTTAAGCGGCCGGGCAAGGCGCCGACGGCGATCCAGGCGCGTCGCATGCGCGAGATCGCGCGAACCAACGGACTGGCTTGGGCTGGTACTGCCGAAGATGTAATTCCATTTATTAAAAGCTGGTTGGAAGTTCGCGGGATCGTAGTGTGACCTTCTGGCTCCACGGATCCCACGTCATCTATCCGGGCCAGCCCGGCGTGCTCGCGCAGTACATCCCTGACTTGAAGCCGATCAACGGCTCGTACTTCGCCGTGCCCAAGACGCTGACCAATCTGCAGACACTACGCTGGTACAATTTCGAAGTGCCGGAAGTCATCAGCGAAGCCAATTACGACTTCCCGATCCAGCCCGGCTTCAAGCCCTTGCCTCACCAGAAGGTGATGGCCAACTTCTCGGTGCTGCATCGTCGGATGTTCAATCTGTCCGACATGGGCACCATGAAGACGATCTCGACTTTGTGGGCGGCCGACTACCTGATGCAACAACACCCGAAGGGAGAATTCCGTGCCATCGTCGTCGCACCGCTTTCCACTCTCGATCGGGTCTGGGCGTCAGCCATCTTCAAGAATTTCCTCGGACGTCGAACGTATGAGATCCTCCACGGCACCCCTTCTCAGCGTGCTGCTGCACTGGATCGAGAAGCTGATTTTTACATCATCAATTTCGACGGTGTCGGGACTGGAGCTCACACTCGTCGGAGATTTGAAATTGACGGTTTTAGTAAAACCCTCATGGAACGATCCGACATCCAGCTTTGCATCATTGATGAAGCGTCAGCTTACAAAGACTCAACTACTTTGCGTCATCGGATCGCACGGGACGTGCTTGGTAAGCGGAGTTACCTTTGGCTACTCACCGGTACCCCCACTCCCAACGCTCCCACCGATGCCTACGGACTAGCCAAGATGGTGAACAACGCATGGGGCAAGTCGAAGACCGGCTTCAAGCTCGACACGATGTATCAGCCGTTTCCAAATTCGTTCAAGTGGCTGCCAAAAAAGGACGGCTACGAGAAAGCGGCCAAGCTGTTGTCCCCGTCGATCCGTTACGAGTTGAAGGATATCTGGAACGGTCCCGAATGCGTAACGCAGCAGCGCTCGGTGGAACTCACCTTGGAGCAGAAAAAGATGATGGCGGAACTCAAGCGCGACCTGCAGGTCACGCTGAAGTCAGGCGCCGAGATCAGCTCCGTCAACGAAGCCGCTGCACGGCAGAAATTCATCCAAATCTCGCTCGGAGCCGTCTACGACTCCGGGCACAAAGCCCACGCCGTCGACGCCAAGCCGCGCATCCACGCCCTGAACGAAACCCTCGAGGAGGCGCCCGGCAAGTTCCTCGTCTTTGCGCCCTTCACTTCGGTGGTCAATCTGCTGGCGAAGGAAACAAAACACCGCACCGTCGAAGTGGTCAACGGCGATGTCAGCCAGAAAGAACGCTCGAAAATATTCGCTGCGTTCCAGGAAGGCGACCTGCAGGGCATCATCGCCGATCCCGGCACCATGGCGCACGGACTTGACCTATGGATGGCGCGCACCGTGATCTGGTACGGCACTACCGACAAGGCCGAGCTGTACGCGCAGGCCAATCGCCGCGCGCACCGGCCCGGGCAGAAGTACCCGGTCAACGTGGTGCAACTGGTATCGAACCCGCTGGAGATCGAGATTTTCCGGCGGCTTGAAAATAATTTGTCACTGCAAGGATCGCTGTTGACAATGATAAAGTAGAGTCGTAGAAATTACGACATTCACTCGGCGAGTCTCATGGAGACAGCCAACTTAACGAACCATCGGAGCCGTCCACGAAACCAGCCGGGGGAAAGCCCCGGCATCATGGTCTTAGGAAGTATAAATGCCCCCTCGCAAGAAACCAGTCGAACCTGCCGCCGTCCTCCCCGGCCAGATGCCGTTGCCGTTGAACCACAATTCCGACGTCAGCGACGACGCCCTGATCGCTGAGAACTTCAAGATCGAGGATCTGATCAAGGCGGCGCAGGCCAAATTCAACGAGTGGGCCGAGCCGCACAAAGCTCGCCTCAAGGAGATCGAGGACACCCTGTTCGCGCGCCTCGCCGAGCGCAAGGCCGACTCGACCAAGACCGACTCCGGCACCGCCTACATCTCGAACATCATGAATTCGAAGGTCGATAGCGTGCCGACCCTGTTCGATTTCGTAGCCGAGCACTGGGCCGACGTCGGCGACGAGGTCAAGATCAACATCCCGATTTCCAAGGTGCGCGAGCACATGGAGAACAACAACGGCATGGTGCCTCCCGGCATGTCCGTCTCTCATTTTTCCCGCTTAAATATCAAGAGGAGTTAAAACGTGCAGAATCTTCCCGCCCACCTCCAGCAGTACGCCGTCCCCGATCTCGCTTCCACGCTGTCGGCCAATCTCGGCTCAGCGATGCCCCCGCACGTCTCGATCGGCGGCGGCCGGTTCACCCTGATCGACGCCGGCAACAACGAGATCCCGGTGCCCACGTTCGACCCGGCGATCGGCGTCTACCTGGATGCTGCGATCATCGACGTCAATCCGGTGATGAGCCGGGTGTATTTCGCCGGCGCCTACGACCCGCAGGCTGAGGGCTCGCGTCCCGACTGTTTCTCGGACAACGGCATCGGCCCGTCGGTGTCGGCCAACTCGCCGCAGGCTCCCACCTGCGCGATTTGCCTGCGCGCCGAGTGGACCAAGATCAACAACAACGGCAAGAAAGTGCCGTGGTGCTCGCAGAAGCAGAAGGTGGCGCTGCTGATCCCGGGCTTCCAGACCCTGTTCCTGCTGGCGGTGCCGCCGAACTCCCATGGGCCGATGCGCGAATATGTCGAGAAGTGCAAGGGCAACGGCGTCAATATCGCCAACCTGATCACCCGCATCTCGTTCGTGCCGGGCGTGCAGGGCACGCTGCAGTTCCAACCGGTGACCTATATCGACGAGCCGACCGCGCAGCTGCGGCAGGCGGCCTACGCCGAGAAGAAGACCGACGCGCTGGTCGGGCGAAACGACGTGGCGCGGCCGGCGGGGGCGATCGCGGCTCCCGCAGTACAGGCTTCGCTCCCGGTAGCGACGTCACCCAATGTTGCACAATTGCCTATGGCGGCGCAGCAACCCATCCAGCAGGTGCAACCGTCCACCCCTTTCCCCGCTGCGAGTCCTGCGGGCTCGCCTACTTGGCCGACGACCCCCCAATCCCCGGGCTCTGCTGGGCTTGCTGCGCCGGGCACACCGGCGGCTGACCCTGCCCCCACGCAGCGCAGGCGGCGCCGGACAGCCGCGGAGATGCAGGCCGGTGCTCCGCAGGGTCCGAACGGGGCGGCTCCCCAGCAGCCCGCGGCGGCCCCGCAGGCCCCCTTCCCGCATTCGGGACAGCAAACCACCGCGGCACCCGTAGGCACCTTCGGCATCACCCAAGGCCAGCCGGCAGCCGCCAATCCCGAGCTCGCCGGCATGCTCGACAGCTTCTTCAAGCAGGGTTGAGCCATGACCCTGCAGAAGCGATTGAAGGCGGTGATGCGGCGGCGCAATATGCGGGTGGCGGACCTAGCCCGCCACTTCGGCCGCTCGTACACGACAGTGCGTGAGTGGGTGTTGCATGGCCGGGATCCTGGCGACGCCGCGGTGGAGAAGGCGCTTAAAGGATTGGAGAAACGAGCATGACCCGCACCCTCACCGCCGCTGTTTTGCTCGCGATGACTGCCAGCGCTTCGGCGCAAACGGTATCTCCTAGTGCGGCGATGGTCACGGAATGGAATCGGCCAACTTATACATTTGAACCGAAAGATGATGTAACCGCATCGGAATTAGCTAAGGCATTGGTAGTAATTATGCCTGCGTTCGTTTGCCGCAATGCGCTTGGTCATGGCTGTGATCCTACTGAAGCGATTGAAGCATTACCCGACAACACCAAGCGCCATTTTGTTAAGCACGGAGGCACCCAATGAAGTACGCAGCTATCGCCATCGTTCTATTCTCGACCGCCAGCGCTTTTGCGGCGACCGACTATCCTATTGAACAGCGCCGCGCGATGCTTGAGCGATCCTGCATCACCAATGCTCCTGAAGCCTGGAAAGTGGGCGATGCCGCCCGCGCGGAATGGATCGCCAGTTGCCGGAGGGAAGCGCAGTGAGTGAACCCCGGACATCTCCTGTGACAGATTTTGACGCACAGGAAAAGGAACTGTTTGCCGCCGCGACCAAGATTGATGTCGTCGCTGCGGTAAAGCATATCCGCAATTGGACGTCTTATATCGACGATCACCATCGGCAACAGTACGCGGACCTGATCGAGGCACAGGCCAAATTGATCGCATGGCTTATCCGTCCTCGTGATGCCCAACAGCCTGTTTCGTTTCTTGTAACAGAGGCAATGGTCGCGGCGGTATGTGAAACCTATGCCGAAGTCTATCATGACGACGACAAGGATATGGGCGATGCGATGCGGGCTGCTCTAGCAATTGCGCTCTGTTCTGCCCAATCACAGAGCCACACGCGGGCGCTGGAGCAGATTAGAGCCATTTGTGAGGACAATTCGGAAGCATCTTGTGACAAGGGGATGGCCCTTAATTTCGTTCAACAGGTAGTGGTTGCCGCGCTTGGCTTTGTTCCATCGACCGAGGCGCCTGCTGCCTCTCAACTGCCTATGCTCGCGGATATCGCTCAGATCATCAGGAAAGGATATGCGAACGGCTGCACGGCGGACGAGATCGCCGCTGCCGTGATGGGCCAATTCGTTGGGGTGTCATCGACAGACCGAAACTGGTTTGAGGACGCGGCGCACGAGAACGGCAATTACGAATGCTCATGTGTCGAATGCGGTCATGGATTTATAGGCCACAAGCGCCGCGTGCTTTGCAAGATCTGCTCGAATTTGCTCACTCCGCCGGTTGCATCGACAGTCAGGGATGAAAAATGAAGCTCTGCAAATGCGGTCGCCCTGCAACTCACTTCATCATGCGGCTTACACTCGACGGTGAGCAGAACGGCAAGCAACTTGCGTGCGATGCCTTCCCTGACGCACAATGGTCTAGGCGGCCCGTTGGTCGCATGTCAGCGCTCGTACACGGCCTCGGCAATTGCCAACTCGGTTACTTCGCACGACAGGAAATGACGCATGACTCCTGAGATAGTCGATTTGTTTAGCGGCGCGGCGGGTGGTTGGTCCTTGGGGATGCATCGCGCCGGATACCGCACGATCGCGGCCTGTGAAATCGACCCGTGGCGCCGAGCCACCTATCAACGGAACAACCCCGAGGTGCGACTTTATGACGACGTTAGAACTGTCACGGCAAAACAGCTTGTTGCCGATCTTGGACGCCTCCCTGACGCCATCGTTGGAAGCCCTCCCTGCCAAGACGCCAGCGCCGCCAATAGCCAAGGCAAAGGCGTCGAAGGCGACCAAACGAAGCTCGTCTTTGAGGCGATCCGTATCGTCAGCGAATGCAGACCTCGTTGGTGCGCTTTTGAAAACAGTCCTTTCCTCCGAACTCGCGGCTATGACCGGATTGCGGATGGACTGGAAGAAATCGGTTACGCCTGCTGGCCGTTCGTGGTGGCAGCTAGTGATCTTGGAGCCCCGCACGGGCGCAAACGGGTCTGGATCATTGCTTCCGACGTCGGCCAAACAGAGCCAGTCGGGTGGCCTGCGCCTGGAGGGCGCCAGCGGTGGGCGCAAGAAGCTACGGCAGATGATGGGGTCGCCGCGCGCGAACAAGTGGGGCGAGCCGGACTGTCATGGGCGAACGATTGGGATCAATGGCAGGGAGGCATTGCACGCCACTTACGAGTGGACGATGGGCTATCCCCCACGACATCTCGCGAATGCATCAGCGCATACGGTGACGCCATCCTCCCGCAAATCAGCGAAGCCGCCGGCAGAGCCATCCTCGCCGTCGAAGCAGCCCGACGATTCATCGCTGATCTGACGCCTCGGTTACCCCAGGTCACAAGCGCGGAGAGCGAGAATGGATGAGCATGAAATGCCAGATTGGCCGCCGCAGGTTTCGGCTGTCGGACGCCCCGAAGGTTCTTTCCGACACGGATCAACCGGCCAACTGTTCGTAGTGAAGAACGGACAATGGAAACGCGTTTCTCCACGCACTCAAGCTTCGCCTCAGCTCGTTATACCAAACGACGGTGGTGGCGATCCGCCTTCCCGAATTTGAGCCGGCGCGCTTGTAGTGTGGGACAGCGGGAGAGCGACAATGGGTGATATCGTGGCGCAAGATTGCCGTCTTGAGGGATTCTCTAGCGGTCGCGTTTCTAAAATTTATAAGGCAACGCACATTCCAACTGGGATGATCGTTGAGTTTTCAAACGGTCTCACAAAACGCGAAGCAATGGAAAGATTGCAGCGGGCCGTCAACGATCATGATTTGCATGATGAAGCGCCCTGTTCTGTGGGACAACAATCAAATGGCTGAAATCATTGGGGCTGGTGCGTCAGAACCAAAATGTCTGGTGTGCAGCCGAACGTATTCGGAACATACGTGGGAAAGTAGAGACGTATGCAATTGCTATATTGAGTCCTCACCTAAAATTGAAACCTACAGGCGATGCGGCATTTGCGGCTTTATCGTTGATGTCAAATTCGAAGCTACCAAGCCGACCGTTCAGTATGGCAGCGCGGGCCGCGCCAAGACAAAACCAGACACAGACAAACTCGCGGAACTTCAAGCGTGGCTGGATGAGCGCGGACGAAATTCAACGAGCTACGGTAGTCACGCTCACGCCTATGAAGTCGCGGCTCGAAAACTTAGAGAGGCCACCACATGAGTGAGATTGAACGGCTTCGTCGCGCCCAATCCAGAGCCGTGATGCCGCTGATCGGCCCATTGCTTGATGCGTGGGAAGGCTTGAGCAACGACGCCAAGGGCGTATTGCAGTTGGAGGCCGCTACGCTTTGCGAATATCTCGTCGAGATAGACGCGGCAATGGATGCAGACGACTCGGTTACTCCGGCCGACAGAACATGAATCGAGATTGGCTTACCACGAACGCTCTTGATCGCGACTGTCTATGGGCCGCGAAGCGCGAAACTGACCGACTGGGCGGCGGAACATGGCTTCCGTGGCGCGGGATGTATGCTAGGGCGCAGCGCCTTTGTAAAAAGGGACTTTTGAGGGAAGCTGGGACAGCGGCGATGTCGCCACACAAGCTTTACATAATCACGGTCGATGGGCGCGACGAGTTGGCGGTAGCGCAAGCATTGTCTCCAGCAGACCCCGCACAATCTTGTTCTTTGACATGAAGTGCGAACCGATCAAGCCCGCAGGCCAGTCATGAGCAGTCACAAGCCGTGGACCTAGAACGTCTTATCAACGACTTGCGGATTCTGAAATCAATGGTCGCGCAAGCGGAGTTGGTTTCGATGAACGAGCGCGTCCGTACTTACCAGAACGTCGGCGCGTTCATTCTGCGCCACGGTAGGCTAGACGCGATTATAGAGGTCATGGAGAGGACCAATGCCGAACGAGCTTGACCGCGATGCCCATGCTAAACAGACGCACTGCTATACCTGCGGCAAGCGATTTGAGCGCGCCAAATATGAATGCCCGACATGGGGACAATTGACTATTTTGTATGGAGATGGCGCGATTAAGAATGCGCGCCGTTGGTGATTTCTAGCGATCCAGTCACCATGTTGACATTATCGGTGAACGTGACTAGTGCTCCAGCATTGTTGTTGTTGCTGGTAGTCAAATAGAAACTACTCATCCCGGTGGGATCTACGTAGTTGTCGTGTACTGAAATTCCCGGCGCAACGACATTCGAATTACCTGCTCCGGTGGGATTGGATCGAACACCGACGAAATCAGCCTGTCCGCCTCCTGCGATGGCTACCGCTGTGCAGAACGCCAAAACTCCCGTGACCGTTCCGGGACTGTTCGGTTCAAAGGAATAGCCCTGCGTGCCTTGGGAGCCGCCGTATGGGCCGTTGTTTCCGCTCTGGTATGTCGTGTTGAATTGCACGTCGTAATTCCACGCGCCCGCGCCGCCAATCTGAAAGAAGTCTGCGTGCGACCCGGGGGCCACGCCTGCGTCTCGCATAAGGTTGAAGCGCCACACGGCTGGAATGGCGTATTCGGCAAAATCGTTCGGCGCGTCGTGGATATAGCAGTACGAAACATTGTTGACGTTGTGGAGAATTTCGGTCGCAAGTCCCGTGGGGCCGCCGCCGTTTAATTCGCAGTATTGAACTGTTAGATTGCTATTAAAGGCAGACGAAAAAATCATGTTGCCGCTGCCATTTTGGGTATTGGCATTGGCCCCACTGGCATCGAAATTGCAGTTTTGGATGACACAGTTGGTGCCAGTATTGGAAACCATAAACCCGCCACCAAGAGAGAAATCGTAGCTATCCAGAACCGTTCCGTTTCCAGCGAGGGTGATGACGGTCCCACTACGGCTGATGTTGCCGCTTGTCGGAATGGTGGAGGGATTTAGAAGCGTGACGCTCGTGTTGATGCCGACACGATAATTGACGCCAGCGACATACCACGGAGCGCGGACGGCGTATCCGCTTAGCAAGCTGGGAAATTGTGCCGTCCCGGTAGGGGCATTGGCGAAGCCGTCGTTATAGGTAACGCCCGAATTGAAGCCCCCCCTCATGAACGCTTTGCTTGGCCTGATGATCGCCGGAGCCGCTATGACAAGGGCCGCGCCCCTGATGAATTTTCTCCGACTGACTACCAGCTTCGGAGCGGCTGGTTTGATGATCGTCATGGATGATAGGTAATTACAATGATGCCTTGACAGGCATCGCCGCCGAGGCCGAGGACACTGGATCCTGCCTCAAATCCATTGCCGCCACCGCCGCCTCCGTAGCAGCCACCGGCTCCGCCATCACCACTTCCGAGACTGGTTGCTAAAGTTGAGGATCCGCCCGTGCCGCCGCCCCCACCTGAACCGTGTGAGGATCCCCACTCCGTTCCATTACCGCCAGCCCCACCGCCTCCGGCAGTTCCAGCGCCGCCAACAGTGATAGCAGAACCGCCGCCGCCACCACCGCCTGCCGTGCCGGGTGAACCAGCGCCGTTTGGAAACGTCCCCCCGGCGCCACCTCCCGCACTGGCACTGTTATTACCACCGTTTGCACCATTACCGTTGGTTGTGGTAGCGCCATTCGTTCCGCCGCCACCGCCGCCGCCTCCTGTGCCGCCCTGAGCAGTAGTCGAATTGGTCCCGCCCGTGCCGCCAATTCCGTTCGGGCCGCCTGCGCCACCACCGCCGCCGCCGCGCGCCGCTGCAACCGTGCCGGTCGTGAACAGCGAGGCATTCGCCATCCAGTCCGGCACGACATTGTAATTCGCACCGTCCGACTGAATCCCGACGCATACCGGAGCCGCAGCCGTTCCGCCCGGAAGGGCATAGGTCGACGCCCCGCCGATGGTCGATGTGGTCGGCGTGACGGTAGCAGTTCCGACGCCAATATTGCAGAGTTCGAAATAGGTGCCGGTGGCAAAGCCGGTTGTTCCAGCTTGGGCGATGGCAACCGCGATCGAGCCCGCATTGCTTTCCGTAGTGATGTTGCCGCAATCGGTCGAGACGATGGTGTCGGACGTGGTGGTGTTGGCGCGCTTGGTGATCGATGCCGAGACAGTGCCCGTCGTGGTGATCGCGCTGCCGCCGGTCGATGTGCCGCAGCCTGCCGCGACGGAGGTGACAGTTCCACTGCCGCCAACTGAACTGATAACGCCGCCGCTGGCAGTGATTGTGGTGCCATCAACCTTGGCAAGCCCGAACACACTGGAACTGGTTTTCTGCACCGCAGGAGCAGCGTCAGACCGCATGAACGTTGTCGCAACGCCGTTGACAGCCGTATCGCTCGCCGTCGCGGTCGGATTGGCGCCGGACGAGCCCGAGCCGCCGCAGACTGAGCCGGTCCCGGTAATAGCCCCCGTGGTATCGACGTTCAAACATTGCGTCGATCCCGTGATGTAAGCGAGCTTTGCCGCCGTCGTCAGATTGACAGAGGAAATTGTCGGAGCCGTCCCGAATACAGCCGCGCCGGAGCCGGTTTCGTCGGTCAGGGCTGCGGCAAGATTGGCGCTCGATGGCGTCCCAAGGAATGTTGCAACGCCGGTCCCGAGTCCTGAAACACCCGTCGATATCGGCAACCCCGTCGCGTTCGTCAATGTGCCCGAGGTCGGTGTCCCCAGTGCGCCGCTAAACCCGACAAGACCGCTTGCGCCGTTCAGCGCATTCGCCAGTGCGGCAGCTACGTTCGTGCCCCATCCTGTGGTTCCTGCAATTGGCAGGCCAGTGGCATTCGTCAGCGTCCCCGACGATGGCGTACCTAATGCGCCATTGAACGTCACGAACGCGCCAGCCGAGCCGATATTGACGCCAAGTGCGGTTGCGACACCAGTGCCTGGCGCTGTGGTAGCGAGCGCCGTGAAAGCCGTTCCGTTGGTCTTGGTGCAGGTAAATGTGCCAGTCCCAGTCGCAGTACAGTCGCCGCTGACCAAGCCGTTGAGGTAGGCCGCAACTTGCGTAAATGTGCATTTAAGATCGGAAGCCGCGCCGATGGGGCAATAGGTAAGCTGCGTCCCGACGATTGCGCCGGATGCCGTCATGGAGTTGACGTTGCTATCGGCTTTTGCGGGCGAAATCAGTACCAGCAAGCCGAGGATTAAAAGTATTTTTCGCATCAGCAACCTCCGGCCAAGCACACTTTGCTTGTACCATTTGTCTCAAGCAGAAATGAGGAGCCGTTTGCCAGTAGCACTTTACCCGTTGCCGCGGGCGTAACCGTGCCTCCCCCGCCAAATGAACTCGGGCAAAACCCGGGAAGGCAACCGTTGAATTGTGCGGATGCGGCATATCCGGTCACTGCCAGAATTAGTATCGCGTAAAACATCCGTTTCATATCACCACCTCGTACAACTAACGATGTGACCCGTCGTCGCTGCAATTACCGAGACGTTTTTATTGGTGCCGAATCCGAGCGGGGAAGCGAAGGAACCCGGCAAAGAATATGTGGTGGCTGCAGGCGCTGCTAGTGGATAAGATCCTGAGGCTCCCGCCACTGCGGGACCGCTAAAGCTCATCCACACCGGCTCGCCACTGCCGTTGGTATTGTCGATGTTCATGATGATGAACCCATGAACCCCCTTGTCAGCAGTAATGATGTTCTGTGCCGTACCGCCGGGAGCAATAGTTATCGAACAGTCAACCGGCGTAACATTTCCGAGTCCGTAGACTTGTACTTGCTGCGCCTGCGCGCCGATCCACGGAAGCGACAGGAATATCCCGACGCCGAGAACTCTTAAACTGCGCTTCCAGTTCATGTCACTTCCTCCGGACGATATAATTGGCCGCCAGCACAAAGCAGGCGTAAATCGATAGCGCGATGATCTGGCGGTCGTTCGGCGCCGGAATCGAGGCCCACAGCCAAAATGCCGAACCCACCGTCAAAAGCGTGAACAGGTCGGCGATCGCGACCAGCGCCCGCTGGCTTAGCGCCTTCAGCGCCACGGTGAGCATCGCGACGGCGACACCGTTGTCGACGGGCTTCGGCTCAGTTTCCGTTCCGCCGACGATCTCGAACCCCGGGTTCTCTTTCGCCATCTGCGTTCTCCGTGTTGTGAATGCTGGCCGTGAAATTCTCGAAATTGGGCAGGTCGCCCTCGTCGGTATCGTCCTTGCCCTTGTTCTTCAGGAGCAGAGCATAATAGGGCATCAGCGCCTTGAACGCGTCAAGGCGGTCCCCGAACGCCTTCTCGGCCATGTTGGCGTCCTTGGCGAGCTGGGCGGCCAGTTTGTCCATCTCGTTCGTGAAGTCGGTCATTGCGCTTGCCTGTCGCCCGCGAGATCGCCAGCGGCTGTGGCCGCCCCGGTCCCCATCCTAGCACTCATGCCTGAGATATCGCCAGCCGGCCCCTCCATCGGGTTTGCGGCCTTATTAGCCATGTCTTTGCGCAGCATGCGCGCGGCATCTTCCGGGATCATGGTCGTGAACAGGATTTGGGCTACTTTCTCGTTCAACTCGGGGTTCGGCTTCAGGCCGAGATCCTGGTACGCTTTCCACATGCCGGAAATTGCCTTGATCGGGTGCCCGCTGGCGAGTAGTGCGCCGAACTTGGCCAGTCGTCCCATATTCTCGGCACCCGACGCTGCATCCTCGGCACCGCGACCGGCTGTCGGAGAACCCCCTAATGTCGCTCCTTTAGTGTCGAACATCTTGCGTTCAGTCGTCACCGCGTCTACGAAAGCATCGAAATCGGACTTCTCCTTGAATGCCGGGCGTAGCTGATCCCGCATCCATGGGTTCTTGACCAATTGCTTGGATTCGTCACCGGTAAATCCGCCCTTTGCCAAGCGCTCTTTTAGAAGATCGGCAACGCCCATCCGGTAGAATTCGCGGTCACCGGCCGACATCTTTGCTACCGTAGCGGCATTTTCTTCCGGGGAAGATCCGAACACCGTACGGCCGAGTTTGAGCGCATCCAGGCTGGCCGAATACCCCGCCCAGGTTTCCCGCGCCCTTTTGTAAACACCCGACGTGTCGGCTTCGTCGATGGCTTTGACATAGGCCTGCCGCATCTGGTCGAGCGCCACGCCTCGTGCGCTCAATCGCCCCGTGATCTCGTTGCGTTCATCCGAGATCATGGCATCGAGGCCCTGCTTGGCCATGTCGAGGACGCGGACGTTCGGTTTGCCGAGTATCTTGGTTGATCCGTCGACGCCGATATCGACTCCCATCTGCGTCGCGGTCAGCGGTTCGCCGCGTGCCAGCGATTGCAAGCGCTCGATCTCGTACCCACGGGACATACCGGTTTTTAATGCGGGATCGGATAAGAACTGCTCAAGGCGCGGGCTCCACACGTTTTGAAGCTCATGCGCCTGCTTGTAAATCGGCGCCGATGCCATGCTACGCGACTCGAGCAGACCTTCGGTTGCCTGAAACACGGTCGGGCCGCCGGAAATATGCTGCTGGATGTCGGCCGACAGTCGCTTGGCCGCATCTTCGTCGCGCTGGCTCAGGAAGGCGGACGCCACGGCGCGAGATTCACCCGGTTGCCGCGCAACATTGCCGCCCAGCCCCCGCAAATTCTCGCCGCCGACATCGACCAGCGCCACCGGCTTGCTGGCAGCTTCCACGAGATCGAGCGCATCAGTTGCCGAGGGACCACCCGCTTTCTGGTCCTGCTTGATGCGTTTCAGAACCTTGGTCACAGCTTCCGATATCAGGTTCTCGGGGTAGGATCGTGCGACATAACTGCCAAGTCCGGTCAAACCCGCGGCTGCAGCACCTCCTGCCACGCCGAATGCACCTCCAATCAACCCTCCGAGTCCAACCTCTTGTAGCTTTTCCTTGGCAAAGTTTTTCGTATCTTGCACGGGCTGCACAGCGCCCGATGCCATGCCGCCCGTAATACCGCTCGCCGCCGTTTCGACGCCTGTTGCGAGGCCGGGGGTGAGAACCTTGCTTGCCAACGGCTTGATCGCGGCTCCGCCAAGACCGGCACCGATATAGTTGATTGGCGACAGTGCCTGTCCCGCCATTCGCGCCCAATCCATGTTCTTGGAACCGCCGCGTTCTTTTTGAATTTGTGCTTCGCGCTCACGGATGATTCTGTCGCTCTCAGCAGTGAGATTAATATCCTGCCCTTCCATCGACTGGATCGGTGGTGGTTCGGGCAAAACATGACTGGCAAGCTGGCCGAGACCATAAGCTGGGTCTGCCATACCGCGACCGACTTGCTCCAATGTCGACGTCTTGTCCTTATGCTCCTCGGCATAGGACTTCATCGCCTTGTCGACGACTTCCGGCGGGGTGCCGTCCGGGAATTCGTGATTCACGCCATCGGCGGACTGCGTCTGGATCGGCATTACGACCCCGGCTGTTCTTCGTAAGGCATCCAGAAAGTAAATCCGCCTTCGTAATTATCGTCTCGCTGATAGCCGAACTGGTGGCCTTGTTTGTCGATAAGCAAAACTTTTTCTCCGGGCTTCAATCGATACTTGTCTTTCAACTCGCGAACTTTCCGGTAACCGAACTCGTCGAGGTTGCCGTAACTTTTGTCTACTATCACTCGGTTTTCCTGATTATCAGCAGCGACTTTTGGAAAATCGCCGGGAGGAATTTCCTTGTTACGATAGGGACGTAGTTCGTCCAAGCTAAAGGTCGGAAGCGATCTCGTACTAGATGCAGGCGCATTGGCTTGGGCATACCTTGCTCCCGGACGAACAGGGTCTGGATCCGCATCCGACATCACCCGCCCTTCATCCAAGCTAGATTGCTTGCCCGGAACGCGGTTCCCTTCGGCGTCATACTTGATGGTCTTGGTCGCCGAATTTTCCATCGGGTTCACCGTCGCGTTTCCTGACGGCGGTGCTGGCGCAGTCGGGTCGATATCGTGCTTGTACTCGGCCTCCATCTGTTTGCGCATCTGCCCCGGTGACACGATCGCGAGCCGCATTTCCTGCTTCAGCACATCCACCACACGCTTGTAAGTCTCGTCGCTGACGGCGGTGTTCAGCATGTCGTAGGCATGCTTACGCACGAGGTCGGTCGAAATGCCGGTTGGCGAAATTGCGCGCACATAGGAGTTGACCAGTGTGTTGTTGGCCGACGCAAAAGCGTTCATGTCGGGATCGCTGGTATTCATCTCGAACGACTGTACCGCCTTGTTGAACGGCACGATGCGGGAACGCGGCAGTTTGGCCGACAAGTCGAGCGCGAGCTGCGCCTGATTGGTCGCTTCCCATGCCGCCGCGCCCATCTTCATTTCCTGCGTGGCTGATGCGCGCTCGGCCGCTTTCAGGCCCTGATAACGGGCGTTGAGGAAAGCAAGATCGGCAGGCTTCTGCCCCTTGGCTTCCATCACGTCATAGGCAGCCTTGCGAACAGCCAACACGTTAGCGGCACTCTGCGCGCCGCGACCGATATTGGTTAGCACCGAGGTGTCCCCGGTCGCCAGCTGCTCGCCGAATTTCTTGACGTCTTCCGGCGACAGCGTGGGCTGCGTCTGCCGTTTCTTCCACTCAGCCTCGGCTTCATTCAGCGTCTGCCACTTGCCGTCCGTCTTGCCCTCGTTCTGGATTTCCTTGATCTGGGCAATCTTCAACTGCGAGCTGTTTCTCGGGTCTCCGGCCGCCACTCCTCCCTTGGAGCCAGCAATCAGCCCGAACTGCCCCATCAGCTTCGCGTTTTCATCCGGCGGAATTTGCTCCCCCGGATGAGCCTCCTGCCACTGTTTGACCGCAGCATTGTATCCTTCCTGATTCGGAGCGTTCTTGCTGAAGTCCTGATATATTTTCGCTAGTCCTTCGGCAAAACCGTTCGGCTCCTGCATCATGTGGCCGTTCACATAACGCCCGGTAGCTTCTTGCAAAGCCGTCCCGGGTTTCTCGTTGCTGTAAATGCGATGAATTGCTGCTGCGAGCATGACTTTATCGGTCGCCGGATCATCGGTCGGCGTGAACCCCTTCTTGACGGCATCGACCGCCGCCTTCTTGAAAGCGTGCTCGTCATTTGCCTCGTCAGCCTTTCGCGCGTTGTCCATCGACTTCGCACGGGCATCCAGCAGCTCGTAAAGTTCCTTGGGGTGCCCCTGCTCGGCAAGAAACAAGGCTTCTTTGTCTCCGAACCGAACCGCAGCATTGTGGAATTTCGCCGCTGACGCCGTCGCATCCGCCGAAGCAAGGCTGAGTGCATCGCTGTAGAGTTCGTGCTGGGTCTTGAAGCGCTGCTCAGCGAGCTTGAAATTCTCCTTGTACGACTCGTAAGCGCGTTTATATGCCATTTCGTTACCGCTCTGGATAGCCGTAATAGCACCGGCCATGCCGTTGATGGCATTCTCCATCGGTGCTTTTGTAAATGCACTCGCCACCATGGCAAATAAACCACCAGCTGAGCCGAAACCTTCGATCGGGTTGCTCTCGTATTTTTTGTGCTCCTTGTCCGCATCCCACGGCTTCATGTTGGCAATTTCAGCGGCCGACACGCCTTCGGACTTGAACATCTGGTCGCGCAGCGCTTTGTCTTGGGCCTGTTGACTATCAGCCTCATTGGCCAGCCGGGTATCAGTCGCGACTTTCTCGCGCCGGATATTGGTCAGTCCCGAGACAAGTCCCGCAACAGACTTGTCATCCATCGGCGGCACGAGATCGGCCATCGCGAGCGAGGGCTTGTCGGCAGCGGCATCCTGGGGCTGTACGTCTGCCATTTTTAATACTTGCTTTCGTAGTACATTTGTCTGGCTTCTGCCTTAGTCATTCATAAAATCGCTCCTCGGAGATGTTATGAGCACGTCGAAATCGCTCGTCTAAATAAGCAAGAATCGCTAATGGCATTAGCGCAAGCGTCACCAAACCAAAAGCTTCCAAAAAAACTGTCATCGCAGCAAAACCTCATCTTTTAAGCAACTTTTCAGCGTACCAACGTGTACCCATATCTCAGTGCCGTCCGTAAAATATACGTGCAGGTTATTCCGATCGCCGAAAGCGAACTTTTTTATTACTTTGCCTGCGGGTGCCTTATAGATATCTTCCCCGATGCCGTTTAAGGTCGGAGATTTGTCGGCTGCGGCATCCTGGGGTTGTACATCGGCCATCTATCACGTCGCCAGACTTGCCAACGCATTATTAAATAGTTTATCTTCGAGCTCACCTATCGACGCTTTGATCGCTTCGGTTTGCTGCCCTGCCAAGATGCACTGTCCGTAAAACTCGTTGTGGATAACATCGACAGCTTTCTTCAGATCAACAAGCCGAAGATACAAAGCATACTGAATGTGCTTTTCCATGATTGCCCTTGCCTTTGTACTACCTTTGTACTACCTTTGGGGTACTATGACAGTCCCGCGCAGGAGGATACCAATGATACCGATTCTACTGCTTACTAACGCTTCCACTTTAGCACTGCTTTCCATCTTAGCCTATTCAAACTACCGACTACTAAAAAACGCAAAAGACACTGTTAAGTTCTACAAAAAACTCAGAACCGATTTTCCTCCTTCATCACTTATCACGGCGCCGAACTAATTTTACCCGCCGGTGCTGATCGTGATGCCGCCGGCGCTGTTCTGCGACTTGCCGTTAAGCGCGGCAGCCAGCGTAGCGATCGCCTTGCCGGTATTGGCCGCCTGCGTGGTGTCGTTGGCGACCAGCGCCTGGAATAGCTGGCCGGACAGCCCGGCCGCCGTCGCGCCGGATTGAACTAGGCTGGTGCCCGACGAGAACAGCTGTGTTGCCACCTGGGTCTGCATGCCCGCTCGCGAAGCATCGATCTTGGCCAGTGTCGCGGCCAGCGCAGTGTTTTGTGTCGGGTCGGTATTCTGCCCCTGCTGCGCCGCGTTCGAAATTGCCGAGGTCTTGGCATCCGCGATCGCCTGGTCGACCTGCTGCTGATAAGCCGGTGGCAGGGTACCGTTGGTCAGGTACTGCTGCAAGGCCTCACCGGACGCCACCATCTGGTTCGAATTCGCGGTTGCCGCGTTGGCATCAGCCGTCAGCGCCTTCTGGTTGGCTGTGTTCTTTTGGCCCGAATAGATGTTGTAGCCGAGACCGGCGGCTCCCAGCGCAATGCCGAGCGGGTTGCTGGTGATGGAATTGCCTGCTTTCTGCAGCAACTGGTCGATCGACGAAGGCGGCGCAGCATTTAGCGGTGCGCCATTCAAAGACGTCGGGCCCTCCGCCCCTGGAATAGAGGCCGAAGACGTGGCATCCACGGGGGACGCTCCGGCAGGCCCGGCAATACCCGCTGCACCACCAGAACCGCTCGGGATCGCGCTGGGGGTGGCTCCCACCCCGGACGTGCCGGTCAGCCCCGTGCTGCCTCCGGGGAGGGCGGTGCCTGTGCCGGACAAATTGGTGGCGCTCGTAACACCACCGAGCGCCGTCGGCTGGGGGGTCGGTACCGCAGCCCCCAGCGCTCCCGGACCGCCGCCCGGTACGAGGTCGGCAATACCGCTGGCTTGGCCGGTGGAAGCAGCTTGAGCGGCTGCCGCGTCGGCCGCCGCCCCGCCGATCGGGGTTGTAGCGCCTGCCGCCAGCCCGGTAGCCCCGGGAGCAGCCAGGAAATCGGCTGCGGTACCTGCGGCGCCCAACCCGGCCGTGCCCGCGGCGAGATCGGCAACCCCCAGCCCGGAGCCTCCGGCGAGAAGGGTGCCTTCAAGTCCCGTGGTGCCCCCCGCAAGGCCGGCGCCCGTGCCCACGATATCGGCGATCCCCGTGCCGGCTGCCGCTTCGCCTATGCCGGCTGCCGCCGGAGCGGCTGCTGCTCCGCCGATTCCGAGGAAATCGCCGATCGCCGGTGCAGCTGCTATCAGGGCATCGATTCCCATAGATCTCTCCTAGAGCGTGAAAGCGTATACCATATCCGATAGTTCCCCACCTAATCGCTCAAACAGGACGGCGTGCGACTGCCTCGCTTTGCAGCGCATGATGGCCATTTTCGCGCCTTTTTCCTTCATCGCCTGCTTAGCCTTGGCCAACAATCGGTAACCGATCAGCCCTTTGCGGTACTCAGGCAGAAGAAAGTGGATATCTTCGGTCGCCATGATTAGATTGCGATAATGCAGGGCGCGACTTATCACCATGACGATGTAGCCGACCATGATGCCGCGGTCCCGCACCGTCATGACCCACAGCTTGCCGGTTTTCTCAAGAGCATCGTAGGTCTCCCAGTCCGGATCCAGCTTCTGAACACCCTTGAACTGGGCGATCTCGTCATAGTGCCGATCCAATAGCGGCAGCGCCTCGTCGCGCGTGGCGGCCAGCGTCTCGACCTGATAGGTGATCACCGGCTTCGCCCGCGTTTCGCCAAGGCGGTACAGCCCGCGAAACATCTCCGGATGGTCTTCTATCATGCGGGTCAGGGTCATCAGATCCTCGCGTGGCTGATCTTGGTGTCAAACAGGCGGCCGATCCTCGCCTCGATCAGCGCCTTCGGCACGTCGGTGTCCTCGCAGGCAATCAGGCGCTCGGCACCCTGCCGTTTGCCCCACTGCTGCATCTCTGCGTAGAAATCGGCCGCGTTCTCGCACCATTCCTTGTTATTGCGATCCTTGATCCAGACGAATCGTTCCTGCACAACTTTCACCGGACGAATGCCGGGACTGTAGACCAGCTGCGCCAGTCCCACCGCGTTGTCCTGATACAGAAACAAATGCTCATTGCTGAAAAGTATCCCGCGCAAATAGCCGGCAATCGCATTGTCGGTCATGTCGGGGAATTTGGCGGTGAATCGTTTCATCAGCCACGCGCCATGCTGGCTGAGATCGGCCAGTTCGAAGCGGCGGGTCGGTGCCGGGACGTGCTCGATTTCTTTTACCGCTGCTTCTGCCATGTTCACGTTCATCCTATGAGTAATATTTCCGACGCCTGAAAGTGTTCATTGCTATTCAGGAACACCCACGCCGTCAGCAGCTCGGGATTCTTCCATTCCACTCCGGTCAGATCCTGCCCCTGAATTCCCAGGATTTGATTTTGGTTATCATGCATAAGCTGGTGCTGGTATTCCCACTGGCCGGTGTCTTTCGGATCGATCGGGTCAAGGATATACTCCGGAAGGGCTATCTTTAGAAGCCTGTAAATTGCCGCGTTGATGTCGCGGTGATGCGCCATGTGCGAGAACGACCACGCCGCCCGCTCGTCATCGGTGCGCGGGACGTTGAAAAGGTTGGCCAGGCCGCTCACGGCAGCAGCCTCTCGGCTTTCCAGCGATAGATGCCGGAATTCGACGCCAAACTGGCCGAAGCCAGATTAAGTAGCCGGATGGTGACGGTGGCCACCGACGTCGTCGAACTTAGCGAGGCGAGTGGGGAGACATAGCCCTGATACGACACTCCGGCAGCGGCAACCGATGGCGGGCTAACCGCGATGAAGTCCCCCGGAGCAGGGAGAGCGCTCGCCGCGGCGGCGGCCAGAGCGGTCAGAGTGAAAGTCTGATCCTGCGCCGTCAGCCCCGGCGTCGCCGTGAACGTCAGCGTCGGACTATTGCCCGACAGCAGATTCGTCAGCGTCGCCCCGCCATTGACTTGCACCGATGAAGGGGAAATCGCCGTGCTGACGTTCGCGGTGGACGAGGTAAGATGGAAACCGCCAGCCCCGCTGTTCAGTTTCGAATCGTAACGCAGGCTGATCGCGTTGCCGATTATGATTTCATTGCCCGTCAGAAGTGCTGGCCCGGCGAGTGTGTCCTTGTAGACATTCAATGCGCCGATCGAGCCCACCGTTGCCGTCGCGGCGCCGGTATTGGTCGCCGAAGCCACGCCGGTGAACAGCATGTAATTGCTGTAAGCGGCTAACGTCGCCGACGGCACCAGTCCCGCCGCATTCTGAGTCAGCGTCAGCGTATTGGTGCCCGCAATTGCGCAGGCAATAGTATCCGCAGCACTGAGAGTCGCGAAATTATTGTCCAGCGCCGACAATTGATCTGGGCCCGGGCTGTTTGCGAACTGGGTAAGGCTATAAGACATTCTTTACCCTCGATTTCCGGCGATCGTATCCTGAATCATCATCGACACAATCGCCATATCAGCGGCATTCGTCGAAATTGTAAACCCGGTCAACACGCCGAACTGATCAACCGCCTCGGAAGCCAGCACCGAATATCCCACGCCGCTGGAAAGCCATTGAATCGGTTGTCCCAGGTTATTCAGCCACGTCACCACGGCTCCGAGATTGTTAACCCACTCGACAGCATTGGGAGTGGTTGTAACGGCG